GATAGTGTCATCCTAACTAAGGGTGAGGAGACGCAGACAATACCATTAAAAGAATTACAACAACATATAACTGATACATATGCCGTTCAAAAACCTACAACAAATGAAAGCGTGTTACGCGCAAAACAATCCGAAATGGGATTGCAAGAAGTGGTCGAAGGAGACCAAGAACTTGATGTCGTTAAGACCGAAGAGCAAAAGCGCAAAGAAGAAATAGAAACAGCTTTAGCTCAGCCTGATAATGGCAAAGGTACTGTTACCATTGGAGATCAATTAATAGAGAGAACGGCATTAGAAACTGAATTGGCTGATATAAACAAGAAGATGGAAGATTCAACAAAAGCAGCCGAGCCTGAAAAGCCAAAAAATGAAATAGAAGATTTGTTGGATGCCGATACAAGTCAGAAAGACAACTTAAAGAAGGTATATGACTTTTTGGATAGGATAGATAAAAATCTTACCGAAAAGACAAAATTTGGTGCAGCGGCTAATGAGTTTATGAGATTCTTTCCTCTTGAAACATTAAGGTTGGTTGTGAAAGGAGTAAAGGTATTGGTTGAAGGAGGTATGAAATTGCGTGATGCAATAAAAAAAGTATCTGCTGAAAATAAGGTTTCAGAAGATGATGTCAAGTCAGCATTGTCTTACGCAAAAGAAAAAGGCGATTTGCTTGAATTGCCTGACTATGAAAAAACGATTAATGAAATTCAGGACTACGCTGATTTCGCTACTAACAAAAAGGAATATTGGTCAGAAGAGGTTAAAAGTAGGACAGAGTCGTACAATAAATACGAGAAAAGCGAAAGGTATAGAAAAGGATCACTTACAGAGCAAAGACTAAAGGAAGATATACAAGAGGCCAAGAATGAGCTGAAGAAGTATACTGAAGGCAATCTTGAGGAGGCAATGAAGATATTAGAGGAGAGTGAGACATATAAATCAGCTTCTGATGTTCAGCGTGAGTCTTTGGTAAGAGATATGAGAGAGAGATTTGAGTTAAAAGAAAAGAAAGCGCCCAAGCCTGAGGAGTTGTTCGGTGATGTTGCTGATATTAATAAGGCGATGGAAGAGATTAAGTTTGAGTTTGAGGATGCCGAAAAGTCGAAGATATATTTAGAAGACAAGTACGAGAAGGCAAAGGCTGCATATGACGAAAGTGTAAATAAAGGTAAGCCTAGTGAAGCTCTTAAGAGAAACATGGACAAAGCCAAGGCTGAGATTGAGGAGTATAAGACAAAGAACATAGAGGCGGCAAAAAAAGCATTAAGGAAAACTGAGACATACAAAAAGGCTTCTCCTGAGCGACAGCAGAAGATGGAGAAGTACTTGGAGGATAGGTTCTTAAGACGTAAAGAGGTGCTCCCAACAAAGCTATTCGAAGGGGCTAAAGAAGGTGGTAAGGTTACTACAACAAACAAAAGGATTTGGGCTGAAAAACTTAAGTCTTTTTTCAATGGTATAAAAAGCCATGCTAACGCATTGGCAAAAACAAGAAATGCCATAAAAGAATCCATCAATGATTTGGCCAAGGGAGGTAAGATAACAGCCAAGCAGGCGGCTACACTCATAGAAAGAGCATCTAAGGTTAAGATATTCAATGAAGAATCAATAACAAAGTTTGTTGACTATGCATCTAAGCTGTTTGCTGATGCGGATTATGCTAGTAAACTTAACAACGCAAAGTCGCTTAGGAAGAGCGTTAGCAAGTTGTCAAGAAACAAAGAGACCAACTTGGACTTGAAAGAGATGGGCGAACGCTTCGCTGAGATTGACCCGTCAATGGTTGACAATATTGACCTGTACAATGAGAATGCAACAAAGATTGCAGACGCTATGAAGGCGTCGTTGGGTAGAAAGTTAGGCGAGACTGTTGTCATAGAGAAGATGTCTGACTACGTAAAAGAGACAATGGACGCTCAGATTGAGAAGATGACAGAGATAAAGCAGAAGCAGTTGGAGGAGCTTGGTATAGATGCCACCGATATGTCTTATAGTCAGATTGTTGAACTGATGAAGGCGCTGAAAGAAGACAAGCCGTTAACTGACGAGCAGGAGAAAGCTGCTAGGGATATTGCAAAGAAGCAGTTTGAGATGAATGCGGCCATAATAAACGAAATGATTGAGTCGGGAAAGGACCCATTCACGGGCGACGATATTGAGTTTACCGATACTCAGAAAAGATTGGTTAAGGAGTTCATGGATATGAACCTGTCTTATCTGTCTGTTAAAGAAGCCAATGCTGCTGCTGCTGCCTTAGACAACTTTATCACCAATGGTTCTACAGCAAAGATGTCTGTTATGGCTGATAGGTACAAAGGATTGGTTGAAACTAAAGAATTGTACGACAAAGGAGTAAGGGCAAAGTCATTGAAATCTATTATGCTGCTTGGCTTATTTCCTAAAACACTCGGTAGGATTTGGGCAGAAAAGATTGGTAGCGTTACCAATGTCATTGATAGGATATTCAGAAGCCCGGGGATAGCAGCAGAAGTATCAAAAGTTATTGGACTTACTGACGTCATAAATGGACACGCTAAAGGTGTTAGGGTAGCCCAAGACAGGATAAAAGCGTTTATAGATAAATTCAACAAGGGCGACTTCAACACAGCAGAAAATGATGTGGAGAGAGGTATGTATGCTGATTTGCTTAGAAGTACAGAAGGTACGCCTGAGCAGATAGCAGCAGAGTTCAATGCAAAGAAAGAGTCTATTAAAGAAGATATTAAAAAACTCAAAGAATCAAAAGACGATGACTTAATAAAGAAAGGAGAGTTGCATCAGAAGGTTTATGATAAAATAGTAAAGGACTCGAATAATGCTAAAGAGGTTAAGAGTAAAATGAATGAAAAAAATGCTGAGGCTATTGATTGGTGGATTAACGAATGGAGCAGTCATTTTGGTCCATTGTCTGAGCTTTTGGAATCAGTTTATAACAGAAGATTGGGCAAGGATTTGAACTATACTCCTAGAACAATAAAGTATATAAAGTCAAAGCCAAGAGAGATTGGTGAGATCGAGTCGGTATTTATGGCTAATAGAGGTGGTATATACACAGGAGAGACGGGCGTAATTATGGAGGCCACAAAGAATAAGCCTCCGAGAGATATGTATGTTGACTACTCTTTCAATAAGAACATGTCAGAGTCTTTGTATGACGCCATGATTGATATAAACACAGCTTCCAAGGTAGCCCGCTTGAAATCAGCCGTAGACTCTCCGTTCTTTCAGGCAATGTTTGAAGGTAGCAAAGACTATGACGTTTTAAGAAATGTAATCAGCTCTTATGTCAGAGATATGAGACATAAAACCATTTACGACCAATCAGAGTTGTCAAGTGGTATAAGAGCCATGAATAACATTGCTACATTGGGCGTTAACATGTCATTGTCAGGAGTAACTCAGCCTGCAAAGCAGGTTGTACCAATGCTTGGTAATACAATGACAAACGCAGGTGTTGTAAATACCATGAGTGCGATAGCTGCACTTACAAGAGGTGGGTTGGATTTTGTAAACAGGTCAGGAAGGGATGTTGCCGTTAGAGGACAAGAGTCCATGGTCAATATCAAAGATGTTAACTCAATGATTAAAAATGCTTCTGAGTCATTAGGCGGAAAATCTATAGACGCTATAGAGAACGCAAATAAGGCTATGCTTAAGTATACACTTAAGAATCCCGACGTTTGGGTAGCTAAAGCATCTTGGTTGGCTTATTATGAGAAGTATCTAAGGGACAATAAGTTGTATGAAACTGAGGCGATGAAAATGACTGAGAATGAAAGTAAATTGCTTGAAAAATATAATAAAGAAGCTGAGGAGATATTGAATGACCCCAATGCTCATGAAATAGATGTCGATTGGGCGGAAAGATGGAAGAAAAATCCATTTATTGAGCAAAGAGAAAGTGTTAAATTTTGGGAAAGAGAATATGAGCAAGACCCATCAGAATCAAATAAAAATGCAGTCTCTGAGTCAAAAGAATTGTACAGCGCTTTATTGAAAAGCAGAGGTATTCAAGTAGGTAAATTATCTATAGACTATACAACGCATAAGTTAAACGAAAAGGCTGCTGACTATGCCGACTCTCAAGTAAGAAGACAGCAGAACGTATCACTCAGAGAATTGCAAGGTGGTATGTTTAAAAGCCAAAATACTTTTGAGAAGTTGTTTGTTCAGACGCTCATGCCATTTTCAAACTTTAGGATGAACCAAAAGTCAAGGATGGGCAACGACATGTTTACCATATTCAGCGATGTGGCTACAAAGCAAGAGAAGTTAGACGCTGCTAGGTCATTGGCAGGTACAGGAGTAGAGGCTGCTATGTTCAATGGTCTAAGAGTTGCCATAGGTTATGGTCTTTGGCAGGTAGCAAATGCGCTTATTGGAAACGAGCCAACAGAAGAGCAGGAAGATAAGTACATGAACACCATGATTAAGAGTTCAGCAACAGGCGTTGTCAACGACTTCTTCTCACCACTGCCGCCATTTGACGCTGCAACATCTTACGGAGCTAACATGTTATTTGATATAACCCAAGACTTGGCTGACATAGAGGACAAGGACAAGCTGAATGTGTTTGATGGTATGTCAAAGCAAGACATAACAAAGGCATTTGGTCTGCTAGGTGTTGTGCCTTCAAGGATTGGTCAGACAGCAGAAGCTATCAATCTTTGGTCTACAGGAGACTTTAAAGACGACTTCGGAAGAGTCAAGAAGTTAAATGATGAGTCTAGAGACGCTATGGGTAACATGGCATTGATATCACTGTTGTCTTTGTCAGGGCTTGGTCTTGCTGAGACTAATACCATAGTTAAAGACGCCATCAAGATAATAAAGAAAGGCGCTAAGGTAGAATCAAAACTGACTCCTCAAGAGCAGAAGGATAAGGCCGAAGGTAAAAAAGAAAGACAAGAAACAAAGAAAGAAAAGATTAAATCAATAAATGTACTGATAGACCAACAAAACGACCCTGACGTGATAAGGGAACTCCTTAAAATAAGAAAGGAACTTGAAAAAGGAATGGATAAAAAAGAGAGGAGAAACGAAAAGAAGAAGATGGAAGAGCTGTTGCAGGGGTACGACTCTAAGTCAGACATGAAGCGTTATGACCCTGATTTATATGAAAGAACATTTGGCGAAGGAACTAAGTACTACATGGAGAACAGGGGAGAGATTGAGGCTGAAAAGAAATTGAGGGAGTATATGAGAGAGCAGGAAGATATAGAGCGTAATTACACTCCTAAACCGAAAAGACAGAGACTTAGATTTGAAAACAAGCGTACGCTTAGATTCAGAAGGACAGGTCCTTAATACCTTACATATCTGAGCGCCTTCTGCTTATGGTAATATGCCATTAGTTCAAGGTCATTATAGCTACCGGGGCGTGGAGTAGTCCCGCCCCACCTAACCTCTCCTACTAACTCTTTGGGGTCGCCGTATATGATACCATCATCGCAGGCCCATATAAGCCAACAGTCTGTGCGCTTGGCTAACAACTTCACAACCTTTGCTACTGACACAGGGAGTGGGTAGGCGTCCCGCATAAAGCGTATCCTACCCTTAACCTCTGCGTAACCAACGTGGGAGCCGTCAGTATCCAATATCTTGTAGTCTATGTCAAACTTATCCAACTTTTGGAATCGGTATGACTTCATCTCAGTAAACTTCTCAATAGCTTTCTTCTCCCTGACCAAGTCCTGCTCTGTCTCAAAAATCTTCATCCTCTATTAGTTTTTGAATGAATCTTATCTCCCTTATCAACGCCTTGGCGTCTACCATTGCCCTGTCATATTCAGAGTCTACTAGATGCTCGTAGAGTTTACTTACGATTAAATGCATATCGTTTGTCATATTCAATATGCGTACTGCTCTTTGATTATCTAGCTCTCTTTGGCTTTGCATGTCAGTTGCTTTAATAGCAATTGAACATCTCGTTTATTCGCCGCTCAATGAGTTTCTCTTCTCCCATCTTCGTTCGGCTGTCGATAAGTTCAATTATGTTTTGAAGTCTTTTATACTTGGTTCTATTGTGTTCAACATAATCTCTTATCGCCTCCAACTTAGCCACCTGCTCTTCCAATGCTACCAACTTCTTTGTCAGGTAAGAATCTTTGGCAGTTCTAAGAGGTCCCCTGTCCTTCATAAACTCATCCTTGCAGGTTATGTACTTGTCCTTGATGGCAGGGAATTGATAGAATATGTCGTCTACTATTGACATGTAATATACTATGGTCGTATGGTCCTTGTTTATAGACTGCGATATGTTTGTCACTGTATACCCTCTCTCTCTGAGTATCTTTGCGTATATCATCCTTGCATCCACAATCTCTCTAGACCGCTTCCTTTCCATTACATTAATCTTCATTTTTCTTTTGATAATTTCTTTAAGTTGTTCTGCTTCCAATTCGATTGACATTTTATTTAATTTAAGTTACAACAATCCTTTATAATAACCGCCGAATTTAACCTGTAATAATTTATTTAGCACCTCATCGTCCTCCAATATTTTCTGAGCGTACACAGGCACGGCGTATTTTGTGTACTCTGATGCATGAATTTTCCTGAATTTTCCATTCACCATAAACCCTATCAACGCCCCACTGCCATATTCGTTTATGGCATATACAGGGTATCCGTTGACTACTTTTCCTCCATACTCTACCTTATATTCCCGCTTCACAGCGAACCTCCTTGGGGTATCCTTTTTCTTCACACTGTCTATCTTAGGTATTATGTGAAGTATCTGATTCCTTAGTAACAGCTCGTCTGCGGTAAGCAACATGTATGGCTTTACAGTAACAGGAACATACAGCGGAAGATTTACTATGTCTCCGTAGTACTCACTACTGCTATCTATACACTTGTACTCGTTTACGACTATCGGGCATATCCTGACGTCATATATCGGCACAGGTGCATTTGAGTTAACTATCTGATTCTCCAACTCTCTTTGGTAGAACCTGTACTCGTCTATGTACTGATAATACTGAGCGTATGTTATATCCTTATACTTCTTATTGGTTTTACCAACAGAGAACTTTGATGCTTCAATCTTGGCAACCTCCCTTCGTATTACCGAAAACATTCTTCGTGCCTCATAAAGCATGTCAAACACACCCTCCCTTTCGCTGTTGCTGAGTACCTCCTGCGACCTTGTCTTGATGTATGCCCTGTTATTCTCATAAAAATTAAACACCTTCAACGCATTGTCATAAAGAGCTAAGCTGTCGTTTTCTGTCGGACACTCTACGTTGTTTCCGTAGGCGTCTCTACATTGAGAAAATGACAGGAATGACCATAGGATAAGGATTAGGGTTAGGGGTGTTTTCATACCCCAAAAATACTAATTCATTTTCTTTATTTCTTTGTACAGGTCGAACAGCGTCCAAGCGGAAATCGATATGCAAAGTATTGATATAGAAGACAATAGGAATAATATCATTTCTTTCATGGTTTATGTATTTCTGTCTTGATGCCGTGGTCATTTAACTCCCTCATTCTGAACTCCTGCAACTTGGATACCTTACCATTTGCTGCCTTCACCTCTACAAACAAAACGTCAGCGTCTTTAGGTATCGCCAAAAGGTCAGGTATGCCGTTTTTATTGGTCCTAATCAGCTTGATGACATAGTAACCCTGAGCCTCTAGCTCCTTTATCTTCTTGGTTTGTATCTGCTGCTCGGTCATTTCTTACTTGATTTGCCGTTGTGTCCGTTGCGTGCCCTGTTGGCCTTCTGACGCTCGGCAACCAATCTGCCTGACTTGGTATGGCTCATATCCTTGCCGTCACCATTGCCATATGTTCCCGCCTCTCTATTGGCCTTATTCAGCCTTGCACGATAGCGCTTTCTCTCAGGAGACGCTTGGTACTCCTTGTCGTACTCCAACTTGCGCTTCTTTGAAGCCTCCGACATGTTTAGTCTGTCATATGACGGGTGATTGCCCGCCAATCCGTTACGTTTACTTTTCATATTAATTTTTTGAAGTGAGAAAGCGTAAAGTCCTTCTTTTTAGTTACGGTCTTGTATATATCCATCTCAATGCCACCCTTTGAGAACACCCAAAAAACCTCGTTCTCTGCACGCTCCTTGGTAGTCATCCTATCCTTAGACTGCCAATAACTAGTGGCGCTGAAATCTATATTGTAATATACAAGATATTTCGCCATTTTCAAAGAGATACCCTCACGCCCCGAAACTATCTGCAAAGCTATGTTCTTTTTCGTTTCGTTAAATTCGTCTATGTCTGTGGTCAGGTCGTCGCCGAACACTGACTGAAGTGCTGACAGCTCCTCCTTGAACTTGTAGAAGATTCCTATTTTGCAGTTCGCAAACCGCGAACGGATGAACTCAGCCTTGGTGGTATCCAATACCATTGACTTTCCGCTCTCAAACTTTATCGTTCCCGAGCATAGCTGATGCACCTTCATCATCAGCTTTACAGGCGTGTCAGCGAGTATCAGCTCGTCCTTGCCCTCAATGACCAAGTCTCTTTTAAGCCTGTCTACGAGAGCCATAGTCGATGGCTTCATCTCAACCTCAAGCACATGCTCCTGTACCGACGATACGAATCCCGCTTGCGCCTGTGTGTATGAGATGGTGTACGTCTCCATAGCCTTCAAGATGGTATCCAATCCGTTTGAGTAGTCATTCATCAGCATGCCGTTTACTTTCTTCTGCTTTACCTTTACGAAGGTGTCAGCGAAGCGGTAGAAGTTGCTGAACGACCTGAATGGATTGTTACGTATGCCATATACCTGATGGTACATCTGAGAGTACGACTCAGGCGTTGGTGTTCCCGACAGCAAGATGACCTTGCACCCTAAGTTACGTACAAGATCATGCACGAGCTTGGCTCTTGCGCTTGGCTTGGGGAAGGCCCCCATGCTGTGCGCCTCATCGCAAATGATGAGGTCCCAAATTTCGCTGTCCATAACCGTGTGCAGAGACTCATAGTTGATGATAGTCAGCTTAAAGTTCGGACTCAGCTTGTCATAGTCATCCTGTATAGTTGATAAGGCTTTCTTTTTTGTTATAAACAGGGCGTTATTGATGCCTATTTTTTCTACTATACCAAATGATGTGAGAGTTTTCCCGGTGCGAACCTCCATGGCGAGGTAGAGAAATCCGTGGTCCATGATGATTTTGTACCCACGATTGATGATGTCCAACTGATAGGGCCTGTAGTCGAAACTCGGCTTGCTATAGTATTCAATGCTTTCTTTGATTTTGGCTTTTGTAGCTTCATCTGATTTGTATTTTGGCTTTTTCACAATCTGTATTTTTGGTGCCCTTCCTGTCTTCACGTCAACAGTCTTGCCGACAACAGCGTCTAGCATATTGCAGTAGTCCAACATCATTTCGTTGGTATATCCTATCTTTCGTTCGATTATCATTTTATGCTGTACAAGCGCAGTCAAACGCAGGTTTAATCGATTCTAAATCTTGATTCTTAAATAAATTATTTTGAGCTAAGTCCCTTAGTTGTCTATATGTAATATCAGGGAAGTAAGTATGACCGCCAAAAGCGCCATGTTTTTGAGCTTCATCTTCATCGGCTATCCATTTGTCTGCTAACTCAGGAAATGAAGATAGTATATTGATTATGGCATTTTTACCTTTCATAAAGCATAGGTCACAATTTCCAAGTATAGAAGGTATCTCAAGTGTGTATGGCTTCTTTGACCAATAGTCATTTATCATATCCTTGGTTATACCTTTATCGTATAGCGGGAATCTATCTATTACTTTCTTGTATTTCTGAACTCTTCTCTTTACCCTTAGTGGCTCATCTGCCCTGAATCCAATGAAGTTTTCAAATCTTAATATGCCCAATGTTTTTAGGTATCTTTTTGTGGTCTTTATTTTAAGTTCATCAGTGCAAATTCTTTTAACCCTATTAGGTATCACCTTGTGGTTTTTCTTTATAAGCAATGCCTTGAATGGGTCTTCTGCATCCATATACTTTAATCTTATTACAGGTATGCCTTCATGAGCCTCAAAGTCATTTATAAATTTGTAAGTCTTTGGATGTTCTCTACCTGTGTCGCAGAATATAACTAAATCACCTTCTTTGTATTCGTGTATAGTCATATATGCAGATGTTTTACCTCCGCTGAATAAAATTACTCTTTGCATTATTTAATTTTTTATCATTTTATATCGTGTTGCTCTATTAAAATCATGAACTTGTTTGCACACTCAGGGTTTTCATCTATGAAGTCGCCCATAGCCCTTTGGTAGTTGTGAAGTATTGCTGAGTCCATTTTCAGCATATCATCCATTTCTGAAGTTTTCTTTTCAAATTCAGCCTTCTGTCTGAAGTTAATTGTAATCAGTACCGCAAATATCATTACAGTTACTGCGTAATAAATGTATTTCATTTGTCAAGTTTTTTGTGTCATTTACTCGTCACCTTCGTTGTCAGGGACTTCCCAATACCTGCAATAGAAATGTTCACCTAGACTATCTATAGCTTCTTTAGGATATCCCTGCTCTATAAGCCAAGGTATAGGGTCGTATCTTCTGTCTTCAGGTATAGGTTTAGGGAAGCCGTACTTCCATCCTGATGGTGGGTCAATCATTAGCATTGTCTTTGTTTTAATTGTTCTCTATACCATTTAGCACCTAACTTCCAAGCAGAACTTGCTGTATGTTCTTTAAATTCCCAAAATGTATATGATGCTTTCTCTATCTCCTTATCTGATATTTCTGTTTGGGAAGATGTAACTAACTGCATAAACTCATCAAATCTTTGTGAATTAGTTTTTTCTTCATCACTTCCCTTACAAATACATTCTTCCATACCACAACATTCCCATACTTTATAAGTATCTTCTACCATTTCGTTGGTGTCAACAATATGGTTATCACTTCCCTTACTTCCATAAGTTTCAGCATAATACTTCTCTGCAAAATCTGTCCCTTTCCATCTTTCTGCTGCATCTATTATCTGTTGCTTTTCCATTTCTTTGGCTTGTTCAAGTATGGCATACCAAGTAAACTTATCCTTTGGTGTGTCCCATAGTTTCTGGAATAACCATTCTGTTGATGTTTGGGAATTGTTACTTCCCTTAGGAAGATTCATCTCCCTTGACTTGATGGTCTTTCCGCCATCGGGTGATTCGTGTATCATGTTTGATTTTGTTTTTAGGTGGTTCGTAATTTCTTTTAAGCCATTGGAAAAAGTCTATAAGCTCAGATGTCTTCAGTCCCTCATCATATTGCCTATAGACTTTGTCCCAATCATCTGTCAACAAGTTCATACTTACATTGATTAATTAGATCATTAACTGATTCGTCAGACTCGCTGCAATCTTTTATCATCTGATGCAGTTTCTCTAAGTCATCCTTGGTGAACGCAAACCTGCTAGCAGCAAAGTACTCATATGGATACTCGTTCTCTGTCAACTCAATCTCTGACAAGTGAAATGCCAAGATACGCTGAGGCAAAACTGTAATGGTGTATATCACATGGTACTTCTCAAACTTCTTAACCCACTTGCTGTTGGGTATCTCGTTAGGCTTGTGCGAATCGTCTATGCATATACATGGTATCATTAGTCTGATATTTTTTCGTAAAAAGATTCGAAGTCAAACATCTCCTTGTCGGCGTCCCTATGCGCCCTCTCGTAGGCTATCTCAAGGATTGTGCGTTCGGCTTCCAAGTATCTGTCAACATCTATCTCGAAATTTTCGTCGTCTTTTGAGTTTCTTATCTCCTCAAATAGTTGTTGCATCGGTGTCATGTCTTTCAATTTCAAATGATTTCTGAAGTATTGTGTCGTTGATGGTGTCCTCATGGAACCCTAATGATTTAGAGGCTCTTATAAACATGTCGAATACCTCTGAATAAGTCAAGTCTGACCTGTCTCTTTTGATTGCTACTTTTTCGTCGTAGTGTTTCATCACAATGATGAATGGTGTGTTGATGTTGCTCATTTTTTGATTGTTTTTTTACATTTATAACATTTAATTTCTCCTGTGTATGAGTTAAACTCAGGGTAGTCACATTCGCATGATACTACCTTTATTGTACCGTCTTCGTTGAACAAACTCTCTTTAAGTTGGGTTAGTGTCACACACTTCTCGTACATCTCAACATCCTGAAAGTAATCTATCAGCATATCGTATACGTTTGGTGTCAACTCTTCCGTAGGTACATGTGCCGTTATGTTCAACTCAGAATCTATAACCTCTTCTATCGTGGCCAAGTTGGTCAGGATATTAAAAGAGTTCATCATCGCTATGTGCAGAATCTGCTTTGTATTCATGGTCATTCTTTTTTCTTATTATTATCCATCTGCCTACTTGGTCACGTCCCTCCTCAGGCACAGTGCCCTCCTTAAATATAGCGTAAGATACTAACCATTTATAAAACTTTGTCCTGCTTATTGTCATCTTTGACTTTGGTCCATAGTCAGGATACTCGTTGATAAACTCATAGTACAAGTCGTTCTTGTATAGCCTTACTCCTGTCTGCAATATTGAGTGATTGGCGCCATTCTCAATAAGCCCACACCACTCTATAAATTCGTGGCACGTCTCTGCTGATAACTGCCTGATATTCAAGTTAACAAACTTACTCTTGACAAGTCCCGTATTAAGATATCCGCATAAACAACCAATCATGTAGTTGTCAAACTCGCACCAATCGTCATCGTTCCAATCGCCAAACATCAGCTTACCAAACTCATCAAGAGGAGTAAACTCCTTGCTGTAGTATTGGTGTAACTCCAATTCCCACTTGCGACGAGCAAACGAGTTGCCCGCTCCCTTGATGGCGTAGTTGGTGGTGATGGCAATCTTAGGAGACTTGCTGAACGGAATTTTGATGGCGTCCTTGTTCTTCTTCTCAAGCGTCAGCCCCTCGGTAACTACGCTGAACAAGCGCTCAAAGTCAAAGTGTTTCTTCACGTCATCAAAGACAAGTATCTGCGTGTCTGCTGATACCAACTGATAGGCGAACGACCGCTCAAAGGTGAACGACTTTCCGTCAATGGTTACTACCTTCTTCATCTTACTCAGCGCATTCATGAAAAGACCCTTCCCGGTGCCTCCCTCAGGATTGTCGCTGATGACCTCGTCATTGAGTATAACTGCGGGGCAAAAGGAAAGGTTCTTGTGTGCGTGAAGCATAAACCCAATAGTCGACTCCATTGATTTTATACGACCTTCATCGCCTCCGCATATGTTTGATATGAACTTACGATAGTCGCAGTCATCGGTTACGCTGCACATAGTGAAGTTTCGGTCTATGACATGGTCTTTCCACACATAGCCACCCAAGTCCAAGTAGTCTATAGGCTTTACCTCGTCATTGGTAATCTTTACAGCACAGTTCTTATAGTATAGATAAGCTGCGTCTTTAGTATCTTCAATGAAATAAATATCAATGGTAGATAGCATCGAAAGGAACTCCTCCTTAAAAAATCTAGTATTGTCAGCGAAGTAATTATAGATTGATATGTCGTCAAGCTCATATAAATGGTTGAGGACAAAGTCTTTGATTTCCTTCTCGGAAGTATGGTCTACCAAGTTGTTTGTAACCTTTACGAAGATATAACTCTTGCCTCCTTCGGGATAGAACTTGTAGAACCCATTGTCCTCTAGGAATTGCTTAAGCAATATGTGTACCACTCTTATGACTCCCCTGTCGTTTATGGTCCAAAATATCTGCTTAGAGTTCTCCTCCTCTACTTTATTGAGCACTGCGTCTATAATCTCGGGCTCTAAGTCACTCTCCTGCAATTGCAGTCGCACCTCCTTTTTTGATACACCCCTGCGTAGTTTCGCCTTTATGTGATTGATGCGTTCCTCGTCCTCGTAGTACTTAGTACCGAAGTTCATCGTGTTCTTGTACGCAGAATCTATCGTGGTAGATATCTCTCTAGAGGTAAAGTCAGATGATGAGTATTGGTTCAGCACATATGAGGCGAGCCCCTTGTTGACACCAAAATCATTGAATGCCATAGCAAGTATGTAACAGTTCTGATTGCGTTGGCCCTCGCTCATCGGATACTTTTTAGACCACCACTTAACAAGTATCTCGGCAATCTTATTCTCGTCGGTAATAGGTATGGTAGGTTGGTCTTTGAACTTGTTAACCTCAGTGTACTCGTGCTCCTCAATTAGGTCCCATATTGACGAGTTCTCGTTGATGTATATCAGTGGGTCGTATGACTCGTAGCATACACGGCTTAGGTTCTTGCTTGTCTTGTCAAAGTATGGAGAGTTAAAGTACTTCTCTAGACTATTGAAGTAGTTGGAGTGGTTCTCAGGGTCCTTAGGTATCCTTACCAATGCCTTTAGGCCATTCCCTGAAGGAGATATGAACACTGAATAGACATAGTTATTTTTGCTCAGCCTCTCCTTCTCCTGCAACAACTCCTTCTGCTTCTCATACCCATCGAAGTCCAAGCATATGAGCCCGCTGTGGTCTATCAGTGAGTTGTCCGCCCTCTTGTTGAAAGTACCGCTGAAGCATATTGCAGGCAAACTCTTTTTTAGTTCGTTCTTCTCAGCCTTCCTCTTCTCCAATCTAATCTTGTTTACAAGATCCTTGGTGGCTCCGTCCTTTATCCTCTCTAAGATATCGTTGACATCTCTGAAGAATGGAGTCGAAGTCTCCCTTATATTTTGGAATATAGTGACATTATGTGTCGGCATTGTGTCGGTTTTATGTCGGAATTATTTTACTAACTATTTGATAATCAATTACTATGTCAATAATGTTAATTTTATCTTTCTTTTATAGCCATAAAAATAATAATAATAATAAGAGAATAATAAAAAAAGTATAGAAGAAGAAAATTGACATTTCGACATGAATAAAAAAGGGGAGCGAACTCCCCTTTGCTTTGGGTTTTTCTGATACTTAGAACGGCAAGTCGGCGTCCTCTTGTACCTTTTTGGATTTAGAAGCGGGCGCTGTCTTGGCATCAGCCTTAGGCTTGGCTTCAAAAGTGTCCAACTCAGAGTAGTAGTTGCCACTACGTGCCTGCTTGATGTTAATGTTTACCCAACCGCCTTTGTCATGCTTCTTCATGAAGGCAATGGCTTCATCAACTTTCATTGATAATCTGCCCACGACAAAGTCAGGGGCGTTTTCGTTCCTCTTGAAGAGGAATCCGTCTGCGAAGATTTTTTCTTCTGTCATCTTAAATGGTTTAAATATTGGCGCAATCTGTTAATCTTCGTACCGAATCCTTGCGCCTGAACGCAGTACAAAGTATCTTAGTCGAGCGTGTCCTCGATGTAGTAATTCAAGATGTCGTCGGTGGCATTTTGACTGAAATACCTGCGGTATACATCAACAGCCCTCTCAACCTTAGCCTCTCCGCCTCGTAGGAAGCTCTCTGTTGGCCTATAAATACCCAACTGATGTGATTCCTTGTCTATGACAAAAAAGACCAAAGGTTTGCCAAATAATCGCTCGTAGATAAAACACTGCGAATCGTAGTTGTACGACTTGGCTGAGTACCTGAACTTGTTGATGTCACTTGTCGTCTTGAGGTCAATGAGCATGGTGTCTGTCTCGATATCGCACTTGCCCTTCCACATCTCACCCTTAATCTCACCGATACCGGGCTTCTCGTAGTTGTTGCCGTGCTTGTATATCTCATCAAAGAAAACAATATTGCTCTTGATAACCGACACCATTTTATACACATCGTCAACCTCCTTCTTCAGTAGGGCGAACTTTATGTTGTTGTCCTCGCAGAAGTTCTTGTACTCCTTGGTGGTGCGTGTACTCACGTCAACCATCTTGAAGTCGACGGCCTTGTGTGGCTCCAACAATAACTGATGGAACAGACGGCCCTCGGCAAAAGACTTGTTGTCCTCCCTCGGCTTTCTGAAGTCTTGTGGGTTAGTAAGCAAGGCCCCGATGTCAGAATTGGAGAGGTAGTTCTTGCCGAGTCCGCTGTAGTACTCTGCGTCGTTTTTAAGCGTCTCAATTATTTGGCTCATTTTACAAGCAGGTTAATCTCCTTTTGAACAGGAGCGGTGATTTTATACTTTCGTGATAGTTGGGCAACAATCTTGTCTACGCCCAAAGCCTTGTTGGCTTGTATGTATACCTTCACCTTCTCCCAATTGTCAGACTTGGGTGACAACACCTCAAGTTCTTTTGGCTCGGCTACAGGCGTGTCGGCGTCAGGTATATCTTCTCCTGTCCAAAGGAATATACCAAGTCCGTGCATAGCGATAGCCTTTGCTGTGCTACGCTGAATGGTCTTGTTCACATCCATAGAGGTGACCTTGTCTACGCCAATGGCGTTGTTTCTGAAGTCCATGACGGGCAGGAAGTCAATGTGTTCTAAGTCGTTGACTGTGATGCCCACCTTTACCCAACAGGTACGCCCATCGGTGAAGTAGTTGAATCCTGTTTGATCGCATTCGTACACCTTACGCTGTGCGTCAGGGTAGTGGGCTTTCAACACGGCCCATGCGTTGGCCCAAGAAATGTAGTCGAGCTGACCTTTGCGCTCAACCTTGTCCTTCATGTTGACGGAGGACAGCGTCTGAAAAACTGAATTGCTCATGTTTGATTTGATTTTATGAAGTTAATGATAATCCATCCTGAATCTTGTGAACCATGTTGGAATAGTCTGCGTCCGCTCTCATCTTCTCATCCATGGCTATTATGCCACGCATGATGGTGGTGTGCGCCGTCTCATACCCGTTGTCAGCCATGCACCTATTGATGAAGTTGACCTGCATAGGTCGGTGGTAGCATAGGTAGTACAGCGTCTGTCTTGCGTCTACGATATCAGACTTCTTTGACTTGGAGAAAAGCTCTTCCCTCGTTATGTGGTACTTGCGAATGATGATGTCCACATACTCGTTAAATACATCTCGTTTCATTTGATTGATTGTTAATTAGTGCAAAGATAGTGAGTTTAGTTATCTTTACCAAAAAGTTTATCTATTTGTTTTGTAGCCAATTTAGTGGCGTCAGCAATCTTTTCATATGAAACTACTGTAGCCATGAAAAGTATCTCGTTATAGTCGAAGTTTTTGTGTATATATTCAGCAATCATGCTCATCCTAGGCGACTCCTTCCCAAAGAAAGCGTCTTTAATTACGAAGGAAACTAAGTCTTCGTTATGCTTACTAAAATCAGATTGGTTTATACCCAAGGCTTCTGTTGTTGAATCCACATCGTGATTGAATGTCATTGTATTTGTTTTTTTGATTGTTAATAAAAGTGGCACTCTCGCAGTTCCCGCGCACCTGCTGTCCTTATGGTATGAAGAACCTAGCGGAACCAAAGTCAGGACAACTATGTCTGAGCCAACCCCGATGCAAGGGTACAAGGCAAAGTACTCTCCGCTGTTAATTAATCATTTCTGTTTTTTATTCCTATTATTATTGCTACTACTGCGTAGCATACTGATATTATTAGAAGTATCGTCATGTAAATCGTTTATTGTTTTGAATATTTTATAGGCCACTTGCGGTACAATCGCATTGCCGTAACCCATTATTGACTCTTTGCGCCACCTTGAAAAGGTAATTCCGTCCAATTCGGTGGGAAGCCCATCATCTCCGCCACAAAGCGGGGGTTGAGTTGGGAACTCTTCCCACCATCTTTTGATGCCAACCGACTCAGCGTCATGCTGTGCATACTGCCATCCTTCACTTGCGTTGACTTCATTGTCCCTACTGACGATGAACTGTCGAAAGCTGTCGGTGTCGGAAGCATACGAAACTTCGCCATCTGCTTGAGTGGCATCTGAAGGTTGACCCCCTTGTCCTTGTACTTCTGCTTGTCTGCGTCCCACTTCTCCTGACTCCTCGCCGTGTTGTAGTCGAAGCGACATGGAGTCGGTAGCAACGAACCAACATCGCTCTCTGCGATGCGGCGCACCGACACTTGCAGCTGCAAGTAATATCGGTTGTACTTCGTAGCCGCAACCTTCCAAGTCAGCACACACCTCTTCGAATACCAACCCTCCTGACCAATTAAAGATGCCACGAACGTTTTCGCCCACGACGTAGGTTGGTCTAATTTCTTGAACAGCTCTAAGCATGTGAGGCCACAAGTGGCGCTCATCGTTTTTGCCGAGTCGTTTTCCTGCGAGTGAGTAGGGTTGGCAGGGGAAGCCACCTGTAAGGATGTCAATACATCCTCTGTGAATAGTGAAGTCTGTTTGAGTAATGTCATGATAAGAGATTGCGTTTGGCCAATAATGTTTTAATATCTGTCGGGGGAATGGCATCCACTCACAATGGAATACGTTCTGCCAACCCATCCACTCGGCAGCCAAGTCAAAGCCGCCTATACCGCTGAATAAGGATCCGTGTCTCATTTAAGTTGAATAGTTTAGTTTATATTTTACGTTGTACACGGGACTGCATAGCCCGCATGATGAGTTGGCTCTAGGTCGTCGGTGCTTGTAGTGGGTGTGTCCCGCAGGACACACTGCCACCCACTTGCCCTTGATGGTCGCATCGTTTGAACAGCGCTGTCCGTTGCACCCAATATCAATGGCCTTGCTACGCCATACGCTGTCGTGACCATGCCCCCTGCCTACCAAGGCGTGAGCAATCTCGTGCAATATAGTGTTTCGTACGTTGTCAGGCTCCCTGATTTTTGTCAGCGGTGCTGACAAGCCAATGCGTTTCTTGGTGTAGTTACACACGCCGAACCTGCGACGGGCATTGTCAAACTTGAACGTCCAACCGATGTCTATGAGACCATGCTCAAGCATCAGCTCAAACGCCAAGTCCTCAGCATCTTGTAGTGTCATATGAATGTGATTTGGTTTTTAATTTCATTGATATCTGACTTGGCGCTTACGCTGTCACCCTCGTCATCAGCGCCTATGATGACCGCATTGTTGTAGATGGGATATGACCAATAGGGCATTATGAACCCGCCCACAATGTCGTTGGGGCGAAGAAGTATCTCGTCATCCGAGAACATGGTGTCGTCATTGTCAAACCTTATAGGTGCGCAGAAGCAGGTGCAGTTGTTGCCGATAACACCATACAGTTCTCTGAAGTCGCCACCCTTCATTTCAATTTCGTAGACGTCTCGTTTCTGTACGTCAATTTTAATTGCTCTCATGTCGTTTGATTTTATAGATTCGTATTCCATCGACTACCTCCACGTCGATGTTGTAGTTAAGGAAAAGATTGTTGAGGTTTTCCAAAAATGTTTTGCGGTCATTGTCCGATAGGTATAGGAGTCTGTCAATTACTGACTGAAGAATCTCCTTTCTCTCTATCTCAATGTGGTCTGTGTACTTTGTCATATGTTTAGATTGTTAATGTTGGTATTACACCATTGCGCCCATAAAATAATACACCTCCGTCATTGCCCTCATCGTCCGATGACAACACACACATCTCGCTGTTGTCTAACATAAAACAGATTGGTCGCTTATACCAACCCATCATCTCCATCTCCTCGTCGGTGAGGTATCTGACTTCAGTAATTGTTCTGCCCGCCAATACTTTGTTGGCTACATCGCACCAATGCGATAAGATTTTCATTTTTTCTTTCATTGTAATTTGATTTAGTTTTTAATTGTTTTGAAATCATCTTCTGTTATTACCATAAGCACATCCAACTTCTCGCCATAATCTTTGGTTATGAAGTGGACGAGATTGCCATCATCTTGCAAGTCATCTATAGTCATCTCCGTCTCCCACCCGTCCTCAATTCTGCTGATGCCAAACTCACGCAAATCTTCTATCCCTTTGAAGTAGTATGTAGTTCCATCGTCGCTAAAAATTAATCTGTATATTACTATCTGTTTCATGTTGTTTGGTTTTATAGTTCTGCGTTGAATGAGCAAGAGCCTTGTGCCTCTACACAATCCTTAATCTTGTTGCCCAATATGTAATCGGCATAGTCAGATAGGTCCGTCTCAAGTATGCCATTCTCCTTGAGAATTTGGTCGTTGTAGCCTCTGCTACTACCAAAGAAGTCGTCCATTTTCTTCATCCTATCTCCTAACTTATCCTCAATCCTCTTCAGCTCGTCCTTAATATCTTGTAGATGACTCTCGTCAAAGTAAAAGTCAACTGATTGTGGCTCGATCATCTCTCCGCCGAATCTTTCTGCGGCTACTGATGATTGCACAGCGAACCAAAACTTTCCTTCAATGTCTCCGTTGTAATAGCGTCCCATAATACTTGTACAGTTTTTTATGTGGTGGCTCCACGTTTTTTTTATTTAGAATTGTGTCCAATACATGAACTCATCATTATACGCCTCAGATAAGTCCTTGTATCCTTTAAGATTTGCATATAGAAGTGCGTCCTTCTCGTACTTGAAATATTCATCGCCGTCGCCAACAACCCACCCCTCGTCCATCTCCTCCTTCGTGGCTGAACAGGTCCTGCCATGGCACTCAACAATGTAGCGCTCACTCGGTACTTGCGGTACCTCCCTAAGCATATCAATAGGCACCTTGTCCATTGCCTCTTGGTCGTCTGCTGCGTCCACCTCAACCGATACAGTTGAAGTCGTGACTAATGTTATTGTGTATCTCATTTGTATTGGTATAAACTCATTAAACATTTCTTTATATTCTTATCAGCAAACACCTCCTCAATAGATTCGAATCTGCCTGAGCAGTTGCTGCCATTTACCATGTACGTGACGTAGATGTACGAAAACACACCCTTGTATGAATGCGTAGTACCATCGGGTAGCGTCAGATACTTTGACTCACACACATACTCCCACCTTATGTTGTAGCTGTCGTATGGTGAGTTCGGTTTCTTTATCCTGCCCTTAGCGTAATAGATGTCCGACTCATCTGTCGCTATTATCCCCATCCCCTCTAAGTCCTCGTTGAGCCGTTTCACATCGTCACTGACCTTCGCCTTCATCGCCTTCAGTAAACTCTCGCTGATGGCTTGATGCTCCGCAAGTATCCTTGCTGATTCGCCGATGGCGTTGTCAATCTCGTTTCGGTTGATGAGACCATGGCGCGTTGACGCGCCCTCTGTTTTGTTTAGTTTTGCGAACTCGTCTCTGAGGTCGCTGATAATCTTGTTTTGCTTTGTTGTCAACATACTTTGTTTGTTTATTGGTTATATATAATTTGCCTTCTTGTACCACGAGTGGCAGGACTTGCACAGCTTGGTTTTCTCATCGTGTATCACGTCGCCCCAACAATCTTGACACACACTGCCGTATGGCTCCTTCGGCACGTCCTTGTCCCAATCCCAATCATCCCACCCGAAGTAGTAGTCGTCCTCAATCTTTTTGGCTTGCTTCACCTCCACGTAGTCATCGTCCCAAAGTGTCTTGACGGCATACTTGCCGTTGGGAGCGGGTGGCGCTTTGGTATATGACGGCGCTTTGTACCGGTACTTGTGCGAGTACACCGCAGTGCACTGAGAGATGATAGTCATGCACATCTGTAAGCAATCCTCTACGTCCCACACATTGACATACTCGTCAGCCATGTGAGGTCGGTAGTAGCCACACGACATATTGGCGACTGAACACTTGATACCATTCTGCTTCAACGCCATAACATCGGTCATCATCCCCTGAGCAAACTTGTACCCATGCCTGCTGATGATGGGCTTCACCGCCTCTTGAAAGTCACAGGAGCTGAGGTCGACACCACTTGCCACCGTCACGAAGTCATCATTACCCTTGCGGTCACACTGCAACACAAACCTGCAATCCTCAAAGAAGGTCATGTCAGCCACATACGAGCCGTTACACCCCACCTCCTCGTCGCGAAAGAACGCCACCTTCATCACGTCAAACCGCTCCAACATCTCAAGGGTGATGTATACACCGACCTTGTCGTCGCCACCGATACCCGTCTGCTCCATCCTCACCCTATTGAAGCCCGTAATCAGCCCATCAAACTCAATAGGATGCAGGTCCTCAACAATGTCATGAACTGTGTCCATGTGTGACACCATGCATGGATATGTGATGGCGTCGCCCTTGGTCACGTAGATATTGCCGTTATGTGTGTATATTGTTGTGTTTGGTATCGCCTTGACACGCCTTACGATGTACGCAAACATTCTCCATTGGTCGTAGCTCTCTGATTGTATAGAGAGTACCTCTTTTAGTCGTTCCATAATTATGCTACTTTATTTACGATTGATTCATGATAATAGTCCCCATTTACTTCATACGCCTCAGTTCTTAGTATCCAATTGCCCTCGTAGTCCTCTACGCAATCCTCGGTCCTGTAATACTTCTCGTCTCTCTCGCAGTACACAGCGTCATCGGCAAGTACCCACTCGCCCTCATCGTCAAGGTATCTGATATCGTCATCGTCCTTCTCATACCAATCCCCACTGACCTGCACGATATGAGTATCCTCGTCATGAGTGGTCCACACATTACCTCCCACATGTATAGCGTGATTGTCACACACATACTCACCCCGATACTGACCTCTGTCAACATAGTACATCTCATCCTCGGGATACTCACGCCCACACACACAGCACTCCATCCACCTTGTGTCACCCTCTCTGCTACCGCCCGTATCATTGTAGGTGTATTCGCCACTGCCGTAATTATTGAGGGAGTTGTAGTCACCATTTGAGAACGTGTCTATGTATGGGTAGTAGTCCCACTCTGCTTCTCCCTTGTTCTTCGTCCACACAATCAGCTTCTTCTCAAACTCACCCTCGTTAGACATGAACATACGCTTGTCGTCATAGGACTTGTAGTTCTTCTTCCAAAACCAATTCTCTTGGTCCCGAGCATAGTCAATGAACATCTCATAGTAATGCTCCCGAGCCACATACACCCTGTCCATAAACGTCTTGCCCTCAGGCAGTCGCCACAGCAATGCCCGACCCGATAGCAATCCCTCGTTGTTGTACATACATAGGATGTCAACGTCAAAGAGGTGGTAGAATGTGAGGTAGTCCCTGTCCCCATTCATACACGAGCCGTTGAGCGAGGCACCTCCGTCCTCCCTTTTCTCGCAGTACACATCGGGGATGGCTGTGTTCGGCTTGATGACAAATGTCTTCGCCTCAGCCTCACACTTGGCTTGGTAGAACCTTGCGAACACCTCGTAGTCAGTGTCCTTGAACCGCTTCTGTGCCTTAGGTGTGAGGACCTTACGGATAACACGAGAGGGGCGACCATTTTGGCGACCTTCTCTTGACCAATCACCTTGGTCATTGACCTTGTGCTCCTTACCTGCGGGTAGGAAACTGATTGTTCCGTCATTTCTGAACGTGAGGTAGTCAATTTCCTTGTCAGTCACAGCCAACTTGTAGGCATTGTATTGACTCCTTTTAAGCCATACGCACTCATGCAGTAGGCTTGCAATCTTGCTCTCCTCTCGCTTCTCGCAGAGGAAAGCCCTGAAACTTTCAGAGTAGTTCATAACTGTTTGATTTGTTAGTGTCTTCAAAGACACTCGGTTAAGGAATAGAAAATGTGTGGTTAATTACTAATAATACACAAATATAGCACATATTAAGATAACATCCAAATTTATTTGGGTGTTATTTTGTTCTACGCCACTATATTTTGTTCCAAAAGTTGCTCTGCCTTTTGGATGGTGGCATGATACCTTAAATCGTACATGTCCTCATCGTCATAGTCGTAGTAGTTCAAGTTTAGGTATTCACACACCTGCTTGTCAGTCCAATCCCTGACGATGTTGATGGCTAATTGATACGCGTCTTGCATTTGATTTGATTTTATGGTTTCGTAGTACGCTAAAGCGTACTATTCAATTATGTTTCATCCCACTGCATACGCCGTACCCTTTGCGTTGGGATAATCTGATTATATTGTCAGCCACATCCCGAGGCACCACCTGTATCGTGTTGCCTGTTTTGTGGTTCGTGATGGGTACGCCACCGACACGCTGAACATTTGAGCAGTTCACGCAGTTCTTGTAGCCGTACCTCGTGAGGCGGAGCAACGGCATAGCCCCGCCACATTTTACGCAGTTTGTCGTTTCCATTAGTATCCAATTAATCCCGATCTTTTGGAACCAAAGCACGCATTGTTTGGGCAGCCTTTGGCATTTCGGCAGTTTTTAATGTAGCCGCACGATGATAGTGCGACCATCATGGCGATGCAGGCAATTAGCAATAGGGTTAAGTTGTGGCTGATTTTCTCGTTGTTTGACATTTTACTTGAAATTAAAGGTTATGAAATATGTATAAGATGCTCATAAAGAAGCACATGACTCCACCAACGAAGATGGCAGTCATGTATTTTTCTCTTATCCACCCAATACTATGAGCAGATACTCCAAATAACATTGCCGACATTGACCATGTCATTTGAAGGAATAGCATTTGAAAGGGTGTGTTATCCCACGACACGATGGCGTAGGATGAAATGGTCATGTAGAAGATACTGACCACTGCAAAGAAGATTGATAATGTACGCATTTGATTTGATTTGTGAGTGTCTTCAAAGACACTCGGTTTGAAATTAATTGTAGCCGCATCCCACCACAGCACGCCACCACACCCGACCTCATCCGACCACAGCCCGCCATGATAGTATGATAGTGCGAAAAAAAAATTAGGGGCCGTAGCCCCTAAGATTATTTGATTGCTTTTTTGATTTCTTCAATCAGCATGGTGGCGAATTCTTTGGATATTGTACCCGATATTTTTATATCGCCCTTCGCACTGCATGAGGCTTTGAACATTTGAGGCTTCGCCTTTGGTTCCTTCACTTCGCCTTCGCCTTCGCCTTCGCCTTCACTTTCTCCGCCCTCCGCAAATTTTATGAACTTTGCGATTGAGCAAGTATTGCCTTGTGCGTTCTCCATTGCCTCATAATTTTTGCGGGTTTGGGTGTCAATTTTCGCCGCCTTCATTATTTTGTAAGCCCATGATTTCTCAATCTTATATTCACCCTTTATAAACTCCTCAATAGTTGGGTAAGGATTGCCTTGCGTCTTGTAGTATTCCTTGCCTTCATCAGTTTTGAACTTTGGGATATCAACATTTAGAACTTCACCCATTTCAATGGAAATTGCAAATTTTGTTTCTTCGCACTGCTTTAATTTTGCATTTAATTGTGCGAACTTTGCGAACTGAAAAATTGTTTTTTTGTTGCTCATGACTTTTGTTTTGTGAGTGTCTTTGAAGACACTCGGTTTGTTAATTTTTGGGGAGTGTCTACTTCCCCGATTGACAATACAAATATAAGACACTATTTTAACACTACAAAATTTTTTTTGTGTTTTTTTTGTTTTTTATTAAAAATTTCGTTTTTATTCAATGAAATGACTATTTTGTTAGATGCCATCTAAAAAACTAACTATTTCATTTGAAATAATTTAATGAATAGGCGAAAAAATTAGAAATGAAAATGTAATGGCTAGTAACGGATAGGGATAGACGAAAAATAAAGAACCTAAATTTTGGGAGGGGGTATTGCCCCTATGCGAAAACTAACTAACATTTGTTAGTTTTTTATTTTTTTCGTGTATGCGAAGCCGTTATACTAACGGGGATGAACACACGAAACGGGCTGACTAACGGGGACGCGTAGACGAAAGGGGACTAACGGGGACGGATAGGTGAAACGAATGTACTAACGCACACCCGTACACGAAAACGCCAAAATATCGGTGACGCGTACACGAAAGGATCCCCCACCCCCTAATTTTTTTTTCGGTTTCCATTTCGGGTGCCGAATCGCAAAACGGGTATATTACCCCCACATTCATGGCATCTGATATAAAATGAGTCTTTCATCGGAAACCATCCGATAAAAGGGTGTATATTTGACTAACTAAAATATTTTACTATGCCAAGATTAAATTTGTCTAACAGCATTTATCAGCAAAAGGGTTCGGGATACGGTTTGACTGTTAAGGACGGGATGTTGATTAATAATCGTCCATGTGGTCAGACAGGAATCAAGCAAATTTCCGACATGAAGAAGGAAATCAGACGCCAAGAAAAGATCGAAATCGTCGCTCAGGGCATCAACAGAGCAGAGGATATGAAAAAATTTGTGTTTTAATTGTGTGGTTTTACTCGTTTGATTTGGGCGGGACTTTTCTAAGTCCTGCTTTTTTTTTGCAATTATGTATAAATTCGTCGTTAGTGGTGTCGTTTTTACGACGATTATTTTTCACTAACTAATTGATTATCAATACTAATGTCAATAATGTTGATTTTTTCTTTCTTTTATAGTCATAAAAAAATAATAATAATAATAGAGAGAGAGAGAGAGATAGGGAAGAAAAAATTCGACATTTCGGTATAAATTTGGTTTATGGCAAGAAATCGCATCAAAGTGGTTTACACAAAATTGGGTAGGGAGAAGGTTTGGGGGCTTGCTCACATTGGTGATAATTTGATTGAGTTGGATGCGAGGTTGAAGGGGAAGAAGCATTTGGAGATATTGGTTCACGAGGCGGTGCATCTTCTTCTGCCTGAGGCAGACGAGGAGGAGGTGGTGAGGGTGTCAGTTGCTTTGACTTTGCTTTTATGGGCTGAGGGGTATAGGCGTGTAGATGGCGATGAGGAAATTTTTTTGCAGGATGGTATGCAATGACTAAATTTGTTTTACAAAATCGAATCAAATGGAATATTCTCCCAAAGAATTAGAGTTTGCCTCTCAGGCGCAGAAGCGCTTGGCAGATGGCATAGACAAGATGGCCCGTGCTGTGAAGAGCACTTTGGGCCCTAACGGTAACACGGTGTTGATTGAGTCTCCTCAGCACACGCATGGCATCACGGTCACCAAGGATGGTGTGACGGTGGCCAAGGCTATTGAGCTGTTGGACCCGATTGAGAACTTGGCGGTGAAGATGATGAAGGAGGCGGCAGACAAGACGGCGACGAGTGCGGGTGACGGGACGACTACAGCGATTGTGCTGACAGAGGCGTTGGTAAAGAGTGGGATGGCTTTGATAGAGCCGAGCATGAACAGGACGGCGGTGTTGAGGTCGTTGGTGGAGATGAGTGAGATGGTGGTGGACAATCTCAAGGACAGGGCACGCAAGTTGACGAACAAGATGTTGGTGGACGTAGCGACGATTAGTGCGAACAATGACAAGTCGATAGGCAAGATAATTGGCGAGGTTTACAAGGATGTGGGGCGTAGTGGTATTGTGACGGTTGAGAAGAGTCAGACGAGTGAGACGTATGCTGAGACGACCAAGGGTATGAAATTTGACAGGGGGTATTTGAGCCCGTTGTTCATAAACGACCACAAGAAGGACGAGTGTGTTTTTGAGGATGTGATGGTGTTGGTGGCTGACACTGAGATAGCGAACATATTGCAGATTGAGATGGTTTTGAAACCAATCATCACTGAGGGCAAGAAGCTGCTGATTATCTCTCCTTGCGGAACGAACGTGGTGAACACGTTGGCTGCGAATGTGGTGAAGGGGAACCTGAAGGTGGTGGCTGTCGCTCCGCCCAACTTTGGGTACAAGCAACACGAGCTGATGCAGGACATTGCGCTTAGCGTGGGTGCCAAGTACTTCAGCGAGAAGACGGGTGACGACTTGAGCTTGATTAACTACGGTGACTTGGGCCATGCGGCCAAGGTCATCGTGAGCAGGGATAAGACCATAGTTCTTAAATCCTCGCTGCGTAGTAGTGAGGATAAAATTAATGAGCGCATCAAACAACTTTGGGAGGCCCATGCACAAGCCACCAAGAAGAACGACAAAGACTTTTTACTTGAACGTATCGCCTCACTCTCAGGTGGCATCGGGGTGATTTATGTTGGTGGCAACACTGACCTTGAGCAGAAGGAGCTGTACGATAGGGTTGAGGATGCGGTGATGGCGGTAAGGTCGGCTCTTGAGGAAGGGATACTTCCCGGGGCAGGCAAGGCACTCGCCGAGATAAGTGCATTATCGCTTAAGCCGAATGACAATCCTGAGACAGTTGTAGCGATGAATATGCTCCACGCTGCATTACAGGCTCCTAGAGCGCAGATATTAGAAAATGCAGGGTTAGATGCCAAAAACATCTACGATGGCACAGAGAGCCTCGGAGAGGGCTATAATTTGAAAACGGGTTTGAAGGGTGACTTGATTGAGATGGGAGTGATTGACCCTGTGAAGGTGACGAGGTCGGCTTTGCAGAATGCTGTGAGTGTGGCGGTGACGATACTGAGCACAAATGCAATAATCACAATGGCACGTTCATATGAGAGTAGGAGTAGTATATGAGGTGGTGCCGCACGCTGAGTGCTTGATATGTGGTCACAAGTGGGTGGCCATCATAGAGAGTGACCAAATTGTGTGGCCCGACGGAAAGGTTGACATCAAGTATGTCGACAGGGTTGAGTGTCCGTCATGTCACAAGATGACGACGGTCAAAAGAGATACTGACAAGATGCTGAAAAAGATTATTGAGGAGTTTCCTGAAGAGAAGATTATCAGGGTAAACAAATTTGACGAGGCTATAATTGGTATCGACGAGGAGAGTATGCGGTTGGTATATTCAATTGCAAAGTGCATTAAGATTCTCATGAAAGAAGGGTTAGATGAGGAGACGGCTTATGGGCATTTGTACTTTGATGTAATTGGCGAGAACTTTGGAGCGCCATACCCTATATGGGTTACCGACAACCTATGATTGACTAACAACGGAAATATAGCCGAGATTAAATTTGCTTTGCTTTGTATGGAGCAGGGCATAGCCGTCTCAAAGCCTTTGTTTGACATTGCCAAGTATGACATGATAATAGACATCAAAGGTTGTCTGATACGGATTCAGGTAAAGTCTACGCAGTATCTGAACAAGGCGAATCCTAATCACTACTACAACTGCATCGTGTCTTCGGGCACAAAAGGGAAGGTTAAGTATAGCAAGGAGAGCATTGACTTTATAGCAGCATATGTGATACCTGAGGATGCATGGTATATCATACCGATAGAGGATATAACCGCTCAGTCAATAAAACTATACCCGCACAGGGAAAATTGCAATCACAGATACGAAAAATACAGGATACAATGAAAGCGATAGGAAAAAACATCATCATCAAGTCAATAGACGAAGAGGTAAAGACGGCGTCAGGATTGTTGCTGTCGGGCAAGGATGCCGACCAACTGAGATACAAAAAAGGGGTTGTTGTCAACCCCGGTACCGACGTGTTGGTAATTCACGAAGGCGATGTCATCTACTACGATAAGGCGCATGGCTTTACGATGATGATAAACGACGAGCAGTATACCATCATTCAAGAGCATCATATCGTCGTTGTCTTGTAGCCTCGTTCATCTTCATGATATAGTTCTTGTAGAGCATGTCCCTGTGGTTGCCTCCCTTGAGGAACATGGGGTTATTCTCTCCTGTCTCAGGGATTTCTTCTCCTTCCAACCTTTTATACAGGTCGCCAATTACACGTCTGCACTTGTATGTGATGGTGTATAGTGCTTTCTTTCTACCATTCTTTTCTCTGAACTTTTCAATCCACTTTTCTTTCATTAGGTCGTAGAACCGCTTTTTGTTCCAAGTGAGCAACTTGTTGAATCTCGTGAAGTCGTCGTGACTGAAGTACTCTTCGGAGTAGAGGAACAGGAGCATGTCTAGGTCCGCCTGAGAGATATTGTACTTCTTTTTGGTAAATTCACGGATGACTTTCCAATACTTTAGGTAGTCCTTTTTCATTTAATTTAATTTATTATTTTTGTTTTGTAAAAATACTCAATATGTCGGATATACTGAAAGACTTAGGTATAAACATTGGCCTAGCTGTGGCAGGGTTTTTTGGTAGTCTTTTGCTTGTAGGTAAAACATCAGCAGATAATCTAAAGCAAACACTGACCTCAATTATTGCGGGTATTGCTTCAGCTAATTACCTTACACCTATCGTAGCAGATTTACTTAGCATAAATAAATCAAACTATAAATTTTCGATAGCCTTTATCCTTGGTTTTTTGGGATTAAAAGGGGTAGAATTGATTACTTTTAAAATCTTTAAAAATGGCCACAGCAATAAACCTAATAGCTAATCTTATCATGCTTTTCAGCATGATTATGTTCATCATAGGGGTCTTTGGAAGACACAATGAGATTATAAATAGACTGAACTTATTGGAGCATTGGATGATAAAAATAGCCTTATGCGCTACTGCCGCAGGTGCATTTTTTGACATATTAACTCTATACACTCCAACTTTCTCAGATATTTTGCTTAATATTGGTCTCGGATTGCTGTTCCTTTGGGCCGCAATCTTCCATTGGAAATATTTTATAAACAACAAAAAAGATAACAATGAAAAGTAAATCTTCTCCGAATTTGCCCGCATCATCTCGCATGCAAATGCCTAGTGGTGGTACAAAGACATCTAAAATGGTTAAGGAAACCGCAGGAATGAAAGGCGGTAAAGGCACTACTAAGAAAGTAATGACTGCTGCAAAGAAAAAATCAGTAAAACCTAAATACTAATAAGATGGGAGTACTGAAAAGAAAAAAGAAAGAAGAAGAAGCTCCTGTTGAAGTAGAAGTGAAGGTTACCAACCAAACAGTTCCTACTAACTTACCAAATGCTAACAAGGCTAAGCCTGTTGTAAAGCAAATTGGTCATCAGAGCAGAGATTTTCGCAGACCTTTAAAAGGTATCTGATATGGCTGACAAGTCAAAAATGAAATGCAACCGTCCTGTCCCTTCTGATAAAGCAGGTAAGAAGAAGATGGTTAAGGCCTGTAGTGGGGGAGAAGAAAAACTCCTCCACTTCGGAGCTAAAGGTTACGGCAACAACTATAGCGCTGCTGCTCGCAAGAGCTTCAAGGCTAGACATGGTTGCGACACAGCAAACGACAAACTGACACCAAGATATTGGGCTTGTAAGAACCTATGGGCAGGACCCGGAGGTTCAACAACATCTAATCCTAAAGGTAGAAAAGGAAAATACTAATACTATGGCAACATCAATGAAGAAAATAGTAAAGAAAGCTGCTAAGTTTGAATCTAAGAAATCATTAGATGGACCTATGAAGTTTTTAAAGGGTAACGCAAGTATGCCTGTAAAAAAGAAAAAGTAATGCCAAAAGACGCCTGTTATAGAAAAGTAAAAGCACAGTATGACGTGTTCCCTTCGGCGAGGGCGTCACAGGCTATTGCTAAATGCAGGAAGTCATCAGGTAGTGTCAGGAAAACAGAGGAGGGAACGTCATTAAAAAGGTGGCAGAACGAGAAGTGGGTAGACACAAGAACAGGTAAGGCATGTGGTGCAGGAGGGAAGAATGAGTATTGCAGGCCGACAAAAAGGGTTTCATCTCAGACGCCCAAGACAAAGTCTGAGATATCACCATCAAAACTCAAGGCTAAGAAGGCAGAGAAGTCAAGGGTTGGTATGGGCAAAAGAGTATCTAAAGTATAATCATATGAGCAAGTTCACTCAGTTGGCTAACAAGTTAGACAAGAAAAAAGGCGTGAGCAAAGAAGGGGCGAATGCTCTTGCTGCTTATATTGGCCGTAAAAAATATGGCAAGGCCCAATTTACTAAAATGGCCGTTGCAGGTAAAAAGAAAAAATAAAATAATATGCAACAGAATCAACCAAGCAAAGGACTCGGTGATACCATTGAAAAAATCACCACTGCCACAGGAATCAAAAAAGTAGTACATGCCGTTAGCAAAGCTACGGGTAAGGACTGCGGATGCAACAAAAGAAAAGATGCTCTGAACAGGGCATTCCCATATAATAACCAACAAAACAATAAATAATGGTACAGCAATTAACTTATACAAATGCTATAAAAGTATTCCCTAGCGATTACTGCAATATACCTAATCCATCATTGGTAATTGTATCAGATACGATTACATCTGTATCTACCAATCAATTAGTTTGCACTAATGTTGACTTTATAGCATTAGGCGTTCAGGTAGGAGATATCGTTTACAATACAGCAGCAGGTGGTCTTGTTGATGGAGGAGCTACTATTTTGGCTGTAGTAGATGCAAATACATTGGAGTTAAATAACGATGCGTTTTCAACACCTGCCGATACATTTAGTGTATTTGCGGGAGATCAAAATGATGCTAGTAAATCGGGATGCGTTCTTTTGTTTCCAATAGGTACAACTCCATCGGGTACTATTACAACAAAGGGAGGTCAGGCTATAAGTTTAGGTGCTTTTACTACTCTTGCATTTACCCCATTTGTACTTCCAATACAAGTTATTAAATATAATTTTGGCGGAGATAGAGAAGCAATTGCACTTTGGTAATATGACAACACAACAGATAATTAAGAAGTACGGAGTACCTAATGAGACGGGTTCGGGATATTTAGAGAAGATTCAGCTTCCGTACAAGATGAGATTGGCTTGGGATACCGATTCGGAAGTTAGAAGTATGATGTGCCATAGGTTGGTAAAGGATAATTTTACAAATGTGTTCAACTCAATTCTTATCCATTATGGATATGATAAGATTAAAGAGTTGGGCATAGACTTGTTTGGAGGATGCTTTAACTATAGGAAGATGAGGGGAGGCAATGCATGGTCAACTCACGCTTGGGGTATAGCTATCGATTTGGACCCTGCAAGAAACACCTTGAAGGAGACGGCTAAGACTGCTAGGTTTGCGAGGCCCGAGTACAAAGAGATGATTGACATATTCTACGAAAACGGCTTTGAGAGTTTGGGCAGAGAGAAGGGGTACGATTGGATGCACTTTAACATAAAGGAATAATGGAAGAGAAAAAGAAGTTTAAAGACACCAAGGTTGGTAAGTTCCTAAAAGACAAGGCGCCTAAGATATTGGATACTGTAGGCGATGTACTCCCTGACAAGGGAGTTTTAGGTATTGTAAAGAACCTGATTTCATCTTCAGAGGAGATGAGTGAAGAGGACAAGCAATTGGCTTTTAGTCAGATGAAAGAGTTGTATGAATTGGAGGTTCAAGATAGAGATTCTGCAAGAAACAGAGAGATTGAGGTGGCAAAGATTCACAAGTTTGACGGATTATTTTATCTGACGGGGTTGATTGGTTTAGGTGTATTTTGCTTTATTGTTTATGCGATTGCTTATTTGCAGATACCACAAGAAAACAAGGAAATATGGATACATCTTATTGGAATCTCAGAAGGCGTTGTGTTATCTATTTTTGGTTATTACTTTGGAAGCTCAATAAAAAGAAACATTCAATAAAAAACAATAACTTTGCTTAAATAAAATCAACTAAAATGACAGAACAAGTATTTATCACACAGGACGAACTGTCCGTGATTCAGACAATGAACGCAGATTTCAACAAGGCTAAAATTAACCTTGGAGACATTGAGATGGAAAAGCACAACATCCTGCGTGCTATTGATGGTTTAAAGGCGGCCTTTGCTGACCATGAAAAGACACTAATTTCTAAATACGGAGCTGATGCTGTAATCAATTTGCAGACAGGTGAAGTAACCAAAAAACAACAATAATATGGCACCGGGAAAATTCATCGGCATGCTGTTTCAGTCTAGAGACACCATGCACATTCAGCATCTGCAAACAACATCTTTTGCCGAGCACAAAGCATTGAACATGTACTATAATGAGATTCTTGAACTTACAGACAAGTTTACAGAGTCTTATTTTGGTTTTGCAAAAAGAGTTGAGATTGTTATTCCTGAATCCAAAGTAATGGATTCAATGAATCATATGAAAGAGATGAGGGCTGTTCTTGAAACCGAAAGGAATAATTATCCTTCTGAGCTTCAGAATATAATTGACGAGATGCTTGCCTTGGTTGACAAGGTATTGTATTTGCTCACCTTAAATTAAAGCCCTACTAATTGGCCAAAATAAGTACATATGTAATAGACGGTACAATAGTAGATGGAGACAAGGTTATTGGTAGCGATGCCAATAATGACATGGTCACCAAAAACTATACCGTAGGAGATTTAGTAGCATACTTTGCCGCCTCTATTGGCGGCAATTATCTTGTCCCATATGTCGGCGCTAATAATGATGTAGACTTAGGGGCATTTAATATCACTGCTAATAATCTTATTACTACCAATAGCATTTTTGCGGGTGGTACTGAGGGGTTGGCGGGTCAGGTATTAGTTAGTCAAGGCCCGGGACTACCTACGATATGGTCATATAATATTGGCACGCAAAATCTTCAAGGTGTTCTTTCTTATGGCAATACTGCCAATAATTCTATAACTTTAAATAGCCCAACCTACTCTATTGGTTTGTTACCTGCTACAGGCACAATGTCTATAACAGATACGACTAATAGCAGGGTTGGGTATTTGAATGTAGACAGGGTTCATGTTGAAGGTGCTACAGTAACAGCGGACTACTACCAAAATGGTGTTGTTTATACATCAGGCGGCAATACAATATCGGTCCTTTCAAATGTATTTAGTAATCAGATACTAAGATATCCATCTTCAGGTGGTGTTTTTGTAATGTCTGTAAATGGTGTTACGGCAGACATAACGGGTGCCGTTACTATTCCTGTAGGACCGGGAACTACACCTACGCTGCAACAAGTTACTGACCAAGGTAATACTACAACCAATTCGATACAGGTAACTCAGTATTTAAATATAAAAGACCCAACGACAGGATTCGTAGGTACATTTACAACATTTGGCAATGGCCTTTCAAACACCGTTGATTGGGATTTGCCTGATGGGAATGGTACTCTTGTATTAGCTGTAAATGGAGTTGGGGCAGACAGCACAGGTAATGTTACAATACCTACAGGTGGCATATCGGGTAGCGGTACAACAAACTATGTTCCTAAGTGGAGTAGTTCCACATCGCTTGCCGATTCTTTGATATTTGACGATGGCACTTCTGTAGGTATAGGTACAGCAACGCCAAATGCTACATATAAACTTGATGTTTCAGGCATAATTCATACTTCATCAGGAATAAATCTTTCTACTAGCCCAACTGTAAAGACAGGAATATACTCAGGTTCCAATCAATTTACTTTTTGGGCAGGCAACAATCAGTTATCTACTTATAGGTTAAATGGTCAGGCTGCGGGTTCATTCTTTGAGCATACGGCAGGATTTACAAATACAGGCCTTACTACAGGCACACAAAATGTTTGGAGACTAGCGGGTTCAGTTACGGCTACAACGGCTGTAAATACAATGAACACTACGCAGTTGCTTATTGACCCTACATATAACCAACAAACTTTTGGTACAGGAACATTAAGAGGTGTTTATTACAATCCTACAGTAAGCACTCTTAATTCATCTCAGAATGTTGCTTGGGAGAATACAAGTGGTGATATTATACATGGTAATCTAGCTACAGGTGGTGCAGATGAAATGGTCACTGTTGATACAAGTGGTAAGCTTAAGAAACAAACTATTCCAACAGGATCATCTGTAGGATTTGAAATGAATTTTTTATTAATGGGAGCATAATATGGCAAACGTATATAAAATATTAGGACAGAATAGTCCATCAGCAACAACAGAAACAGCATTGTACACTGTTCCTGCTTCTACATCTGCAGTGTGTAGTTCTATTTCTATATGCAATAGAGGTGGAACACAGACAACATTTAGAGTCTCTATATCACAAGGAGGAGCTGCTACAACAAATAAAGACTACCTTTATTATGATGTTACATTAGCAGGTAATGATACATTCATTGCTACAATAGGTATATCTCTTGCAACAACAGATGTAGTAAGGGTATATTCAGGAAACGCTAGTCTTTCATTTCAATTGTTTGGAACAGAAATAAGTTAAAATTATGCAAGGATATTCAGGATATAGTATAATAGACCCCGATGTAGCTATCAGAGATAGCGCAAACTTGGATGCATTCAGTAGATTAAGAGTATCTAATCCGCTTATTTTATTTAACGCTCAACTTACATACGACCTTGCTCCTATTATTATGGAGCAAATTACTAATGGAACAGGTGCTACAGTTACGCATGATACTACAAATAGACAGGCTTTAATGACATTTAGCTCAACGCCTACAGGCGGTAAAGCTTATATGCAGAGTTATGAGTATTTGCCCTATCAACCCGGTAGGTCACAACTTATATTTGTTACATTCAACATGATTGCAGCTGTAGCTAATACATTAAAGTTTGCAGGATATTCAGATGGGGTGAATGGTATTGAGTTTCAATTAAGTGGAACAACCAAGCAATTTATAGTTTATTCGGCTAGTTCAGCAGGCAATGAAACTGTTACGCAGTCTTCTTGGAATTTAGATAAGTTGGATGGTACAGGTGCTAGTGGAATAACACTTGATATAACTAAGACGCAAATTCTTGTTATAGACATTCAGGCTCTTTATGTAGGTAGGGTAAGAGTTGGATTTGATATAGGTGGTCAGATTATATACTGCCATGAGTTTTTACATGCAAACTTATTTGCTTCACCATATGTACAAACAGCTAACCTTCCTGTAAGATGTGGCATGACTTGTACAGGTACAGTAAGTACAACAATGAACTTTATATGTTCTGCTGTCATATCTGAAGGAGGTTCTGAAGATATTAATGTTTATGGATACACATTTCAGCAGGATACAGGTGCTGTAAGTGTTGTAGATACAGGAGTCGGAACACATCTCTTAAGTTTAAGACCAAGAACTACATTTAATAGTATCACAAACAGAACAAGGGTAGCATATATAGATGTAGAGATTTATAATGCAGGTAACCAACCTATTCAGTGGCAGTTATGTGTTGGTCAAGCTATATCAGGAACCACTACATACAACAATGTAAACTCAACATATAGTTCAAGTGAGTATAATGTATTGGGAACACTTAGTGGTAGTCCAACAATTGTAATAGATGGTGGGTATGTAGCTTCGTCAGGAGGAGCTAAGGGTGTAACAAACACTGCTATTATTTCTCGTTATCCTATTACACTTGATGCAGCAGGATTACAAAGAGCAATGGGAACTTTAACTCTTAAGGCTACATCATTAAGTGGTACACAAACATGTTATGCTTCAATAAAATTTAGAGAAATCAGATAAAGTATGGCACAAGGAACAACCAAAGGAGTACCAATAGATATAGACCCTCTGTTAGCAGCAGATAGTGATTTACTTGTTCCTTCACAGAAGGCTATAAAGACGTATGTAGATACAGGACTTCTTACTAAACAAGCAGTTCTTACTAACCCTGTAACAGGTACAGGTACTAATAATGAGATAGCTTATTTTAATACAACAGGAAGTACAATAGCTAGTCTTCCAACTGCAACATATCCATCCCTCACTGAACTTAGTTATGTAAAGGGTGTTACATCTGCAATACAAACTCAGATTAGTAGTAAACTAACAAATAATGCTTGGGTGGATTATTCGGCAACTTCTACTATAACAGGGTTTACAAATTATGCTAATAAGAAATTACAGTATAAGATATTGTCATCAGACACTATGCTTGTTCAGTTTCAGATTGAGTCTACTGCAAACAATGGTTCAGGAACGACAACTTCGTTTACTCTTCCATCTAACGCATCTGCTTGGGGAACTCAGTATTTCATGTGTCAGGTTCAAAATGGAACCACGCAGACAGCTGCTGTTGCTTATATCAATGCTTCTTCAAACGTAGTAACATTCTCTACGAGTGCGTCTACGACAAACATAAATGCTTGGACAAATGCTGCCACTAGATATATCAGAGGGCAGTTTACAATAAACACTTAATATGAAACAGATACAGCCAATTCAGATATGGTCCCCTAATGGATTTATTGAAATAAGTTTTTTTTCACTATTGGATTTCTGTGGGTATAAATTTGACGACGGAGTTGGGTATGTAACCTACGAACTGATAGGTACAGACTCGCTTCCTTATTACACAAATAGCATAGAGGTCCCATCAAATGTTATTCAACAATGGGGAGAAGACGATGGCATTATTTGGGACTATGTTGCAGGTGCTTTGGGTTTGGTTATTCTGTAAGGTAAAAAACGATAAATTTGTAAAAAACAAGAAAATGGCAAAGATAGAATCATATGTATTGGCTAACGCTCCTTTATCAGGAAGTGATAAGCTGATTGGTACTGACACGGCGCATAACAATGCTACCAAGAACTTCAGTATCAATGAGTTGATAACATTTATAACAAATACGGATACATACGTTCCATATACGGGAGCAACAGGAAATGTAGACTTAAATTTTAAGTCCTTAAATAGTGTTGGCGGGATATCTAGTCAATACATGCAGAATAGTGGAAGTATTTCTACAGCCTTATTGGATGTTACATTTGGAGCTTTATATATAAGCGGCACACAAGGAGCATTAGGACAAGTATTGACAAGTCAAGGACCTAGCTCTCCTGCAATATGGAGTTCAGCATCTACAGGGCCTCAAGGCATACAAGGTCCTGCGGGTCCACAGGGTCCTGTTGGTCCTGTTGGTCCTGCGGGATTGAATTGGCAGGGGGTTTGGGTGTCAGGCACTTCCTATATTGTTGATGACGCTGTGGGGTATGCAGGTGCTTCTTGGTTCTGTATCAATCCAACTTCAGGGACAACACCTCCCGATTTAGATACAACAAATTGGGCTTTATTGGCTGCTCAAGGTGCTCAAGGTCCTGCGGGCCCTGCGGGCGCTCAAGGTCCAACGGGCGCTACAGGTCCTCAAGGAGCATCAGGTAACAATACTTTGCAACAGGTATTAAATAACTCTAGCTCGCTTAGTAACGGACGTAATTTTCAAGGAACAGGTTCAGGTACAGGTAATTTAGGATTTAATGTAAATGGATTTGGTACAAACTGCGCAACAAACAATTCAGGTTCAGATGTAAATGCATTTGGTGTAGATGCTGCGGATAACAATACAGGTGGAAATGTAAATGCCTTTGGCAATCAGGCAGGAAACAATAATACATATAATTATGTAAATTTATTCGGAGCTTCAGCCGTTGCAAGTGCTGACAATCAGTTGGTATTTTCAAATGTAGGTGGATTTAGCGCTCAGTTATCTAATACAAATATTACTGCCGATAGATTATATGAACTTCCTGACCAATCGGGTACAATAGCTCTTGAAGATTATTTGGTTTATACTGCTTTGATAAGTGCACCGGGAGGAAGTCCTACGGCTACTGTATTAAAGAATACATTAGGAGTTGTGTTGAATTGGACTAACCCATCTAATGGAGTATTAAGAGCTACCGCAGCATCAGGGACACCATTTACAGCAAGCAAAACTTGGATTACAAGCGGTGGATTTAATAATGCAGGTCAGCCATATATAGTTACATCTCAAAGAGCTAACTTGTCTCCTACAACAATGGTTGACTTTTATTTTTTCCTTTATGATGGAACAATAACAGGTACGCCAAACGTAAATGACTTTTCTATAGAAATTAGAGTTTACCCATAATGGACATTAGAAAAATATCGATAGGGTTAGATTACAAGAATGGGGCTATGCATTACATTGTAGGGCAGAGGGTTCTGTCTGATACTTGCGAGATTCATATTATAAGACATGACCACGGGACTAATTCTGTTAAGATTTATGTCATTAATGACAAGGGAGAGATAATACTTTGGAAGGAGTTTAATTCAAATGTGCCAATTTCAATAGAATATAATATAAATTTTTAAATGCGTTCACCGTTTTACTTCATAGCAAGGCCGCTAAAAGGTAAACGATACGACAACACAAAAGAGGTAGGAGGGATTGAACTTATTGTAAGTACGTCTGAGGAGGACCACAAGTTCTCTAACAGGCATGCTGAAGTCGTAGAGTTACCATTGGGCTACACAGGACCTGTCGCAGTTGGCGACACGTTACTCGTGCATCATAACACATTCAAGTACTATAACGACATGAGAGGTCGTCAAAAAAGTGGCAAAAGCTTCTTTAAGGATGACTTATTTTTTATTGAGACCGACCAATTCTTTATGTACAAGCATGATGATGAGTGGCATTCTTATGACAAGTATTGCTTTATAAAGCCAATCCCTGTGGAGGATTCGTATATCAAAAAGCCTATTTCTGAAGAGCCTCTTATTGGTATTGTCAAATATTCAAATGAATACTTGATGAGTAAAGGCATTTTTCCAAACGATAAAGTGTGCTTTAAGCCTGACAGCGAGTACGAGTTCAATGTTGACGGAGAGAAACTATATAGAATGTTTGACCATCAAATTGTAATTAAATTATGAACGACGTAAAAAGTATAAAATTAAAGATAATAGAGGCGGGCAGGGTAGCCGTCAATCAACTTATAAAAGTTGCGCAAGAAGACATTATTAAACCTAATGCTGACGATGAGTTGGCGGCAGACAAACTTAAGAATGCGGCAGCAACAAAGAAGTTGGCTATATTTGACGCATTTGAAATATTGAACAGGATAGAATTGGAGAGAGAGAACTTGGATGCTATAGACAAGGGAATAAGTAAAACAGATACAAAACAAGGATTTGCAGAACGAAGGTCAAAATAATTACCTATACAGGATTATTGATGGCGTCATACCTCAATCGGTACTGACAAGGAAGAATAATGCCAAGTCTTGGAGCTATGGGTATAATGACGAGTATGACATTGTGGTTATATCAAAGTCGGGTACCATAGGAGATATATATAATATTAATGGCTTAATGATTGCACTTCCTGCGGCTCCTAAGAATTGCTATTCAAGGAGCAAGAAAGCAAATGAGCAGTATTGGGATAGAGAAGAGATGCCAAAAGACTTGACGAAGATTCAGTCTATATTTCATTGGAACGAAAAGCCAAGAGAGTTTAAAGACAAGTGGGTAGACTATATAGAGCAGCAGTTTGACTATAGGGAGGAAGGTTTTTGGTTTATGAACAACGGGAAGCCAACATACATTACGGGCTCTCACTTCATGTACTTGCAATGGTCTAGCATTGATATTGGGTATCCCGACTTCAGGGAAGCCAACAGAATATTTTACATCTATTGGGAGGCGTGCAAGGCTGACAGCAGGAGTTTTGGTATGGTGTATCTGAAGATACGTCGCTCGGGTTTCTCGTTCATGTCATCATCAGAGTGTATCAACATAGGCACATTGGCTAGGGATTCAAGGATAGGTATCCTATCAAAGACGGGTACTGACGCCAAGAAAATGTTCACAGACAAAGTAGTTCCAATCAATAACAGGCTTCCTTTCTTCTTCAGGCCAATTATGGATGGTATGGACAAGCCAAAGACAGAGTTAGCTTTTAGGATACCTGCTTCAAAGATTACCAAGAAGAACATGTACAATACTGAGGCGGAGGAGATGGAGGGGTTGGATACATCAATAGATTGGCGAAACACAGAGGAGAACTCTTACGATGGTGAGAAGTTGTTGTTTTTGGCTCATGACGAGAGTGCTAAGTGGGTTGCTCCAAATAATATTCTAAATAATTGGCGTGTAACCAAGACGTGTCTTCGTTTGGGTAGCAAGATTATAGGCAAGTGCATGATGGGCTCTACGTCAAATGCACTTAGTAAGGGTGGTGGTAATTACAAGAAGCTATACGAAGACTCAAGGTTAGATACAAGAAATGCAAATGGACAGACTAAAAGCGGCCTTTATTCGTTATTCATTCCGATGGAGTGGAACATGGAAGGTTTTATAGACAGGTATGGTATGCCTGTTTTCTATAAACCTGAGGGGCCAATTGTTGGTGTTGACGGCGCCAAGATAACAAACGGAGCTATCGACTATTGGGAGAACGAGGTGAAGTCTTTAAAGAATGACCCTGACGCGCTGAACGAGTTTTATCGTCAGTTCCCAAGAACAGAGTCTCATGCTTTCAGAGACGAGAGTAAGCAGTCGCTATTTAACCTAACTAAAATATATCAGCAGATTGACTATAACGATTCTTTTATCAAAGAGCATTATGTTACACGTGGAACCTTTAGTTGGAAGGATGGTGAGAAAGATACGAAGGTTATATGGAGCCCCGACCCAAGGGGAAGGTTTTTAATCAGTTGGTTTCCGCCACCACATTTACAAAATAGAAAAGTTGAGAAGAATGGCGTCAAATATCCCGCCAATGAACATATTGGCTCATTTGGATGCGATAGCTATGACATATCGGCTGTTGTTGGAGGCAGAGGTTCTAATGGTGCGCTACATGGAATGACTAAGTTCCATATGGACGAGGGTCCTGTAAACGAGTTCTTCTTAGAGTATATAGCTCGCCCGCAGACTGCAGAGGTGTTCTTTGAAGAGGTGCTTATGGCTTGCGTGTTTTATGGTATGCCGATACTTATAGAGAATAACAAGCCAAGGTTGCTGTATCACTTTAAGAACAGGGGATATAGAGGATTTTCAATGAACAGGCCCGACAGGCATTATAGCAAGTTGACAAAGACAGAGCGTGAGATTGGTGGCATACCTAACTCATCTGAAGATGTCAAGCAGGCGCACGCTTCGGCAATAGAGACTTATATTGAAAAGTATGTAGGATTTGATATGTCAGGTGTTTATAGGACTCCTGACGAGATGGGTTCAATGCCATTCAGCAGGACTTTGGAGGATTGGGCTAAGTTTGACATATCAGACAGAACCAAGTTTGACGCCTGTATAAGTTCGGGATTAGCTATTATGGCAAATCAGAAAGGACTTTACACTCCTGAGAAAAAAGAATCAAAAATAACTATTAACTTTGCTAGGTACACAAATGACGGCAGCACAAGCAAATTGATTAGATGAAAGATGTAACAGTAAACATTGACATTTTAGCTACAGGGTTTCCAAGTCAGTTTGTATCTGACAAAGAAAAATCGTCTTATGAGTATGGTCTTCAAGTGGGACAAGCTATTCAGTACGAATGGTTTCGCAAAGACTCTCTACAATGTAGGTTCTACAACCAATGGAGAGACTTCCATAGATTAAGACTATATGCAAGAGGTGAGCAGTCTATAGCTAAATATAAAAACGAATTGGCTATAGATGGCGATTTGTCTTATCTAAACTTAGATTGGACACCCGTCCCTATACTGCCAAAGTTTGTTGACATTGTTGTTAATGGCATGTCAGACAGACTATTTAAGGTCAAGGCGTATGCCCAAGATGGCATGTCTCAGGCTAAGAGAAATAAATACCAAGACCTTTTAGAAGGTCAGATGTTAGCCAAGGATATTCTTCAGAATATGCAAGACCAAACAGGATTCAATCCGTTTGTTATCCCTCAAGAGCAGTTGCCAAATGATGATGAAGAGCTGAATCTTTATATGCAGTTGAATTATAAGCCTGCTATTGAAATTGCTGAGGAAGAGGCTATTAATACCATATTCGATGAAAACTTTTTTCAAGATACAAGAAGAAGGTTAGACTATGATATGACTGTGTTGGGTATAGCCGTGGCTAAACACGAGTTCTTACAAGGCACAGGAGTAAAGATATCTTATGTTGATCCTGCTAATATTGTTTATAGTTATACTGAAGACCCTTATTTCAGTGATTGCTTTTATTGGGGAGAGATAAAGACGATACCACTGACAGAGTTATATAAAATAGACCAATCAATTACCAAAGAACAGCTATACGAGATTTCTCTTTATAGTCAGGCGTGGTACAACTATTTTAATGTACAGCAGTTTTATCAAAATAGCATGTTCTTTAGAGATACATGCACATTGATGTATTTCAATTATAAGACCACCAAGAAAATAGTTTACAAAAAGAAAACTCTTGAGGGTGGCGGTTCTCGTGTTATTGAGAAGGACGATACATTCAATCCTCCTGAAGAGATGATGGAGGAAGGTAAGTTTGAGAAGATAGAAAAGACTATTGACGTATGGTATGAGGGTATTATGGTTATGGGCACCAACTTTATTTTGAAGTGGGAGATGTGCGAGAATATGGTAAGACCAAAGTCAGCTAGTCAACACGCTATACCAAATTATGTTGCTTGCGCTCCTCATATGTATAAGGGCGTTATTGAATCGTTGGTCAGAAGGATGATTCCTTTTGCCGACTTGATTCAGGTAACGCATCTGAAATTACAACAGGTTATTGCTAGGACAGTGCCTGATGGTGTATTCATTGATGCCGATGGTCTTAATGAAGTTGATTTAGGCACAGGTAATGCCTATAATCCTGAGGATGCTCTTAGGCTTTACTTCCAAACAGGTAGTGTTATTGGCCGTAGCTTTACAGGTGATGGTGACTTTAACAATGCAAGAGTTCCAATCACTCAGCTAACATCTAACTCAGGGGCGTCTAAAACACAGATGCTGTTAGCCAATTACAACCACTACCTTGATATGATTAGGGCGGTTACAGGACTTAATGAGGCTCGCGATGGCTCTATGCCTGACCCGAACTCATTGGTTGGTGTACAAAAGTTGGCTGCTCTCAACTCTAATACCGCCACTAGACATATACTTGAAGCAGGACTTTTCATTCATAGATCCCTTGCGCAGGCCATAACGTACAGAATAGCCGACATTTTAGAGTATTCTGACTTTAAAGATGAGTTTGCCAATCAGATAGGAAAATACAATACTTCAATCTTGGAAGAGATTAAGGACTTGTACATATATGACTTTGGTATTTTTATAGAAATCAGTCCCGATGAAGAACAAAAAGCTCAGCTTGAAGCTAATATACAAATGGCATTATCTAAAGGCGATATTAACCTTGAGGATGCTATTGATATCAGAGAGATTAAAAACATCAAGTTGGCTAACCAACTTCTTAAAATGAAACGTGTTAAGAAGCAGGACAGAGAGGAGAAGATGGCTATGAGTCAGCAGGCTATAACTGCTCAACAGCAATTGCAATCTCAGCAGATGGCTAGTCAAACTGCTATGCAGAAAATACAGATGGAGTCCGAGTCTAAGTTGCAATTAAAACAGGCTGAGATGCAGTTTGCCATTCAGCGTATGCAGGCTGAAGCTGAGCTGAAGTCTAAGTTGATGCAGGAGGAGTTTAACTACAATATGCAATTGGCAGGATTGGAATCTCAAGGAACCGAAGGTAGAGAAAAAATGAAAGAAGATGAGAAGGCCAAGCGTATTGCAATTCAAAATAGTCAGCAGTCTAAGTTGATTAATCAGAGAAAGAACAATCTGCCTCCAATCAATTTTGAATCTAACGAAGATAGCTTGGATGGTTTTGACTTAGCAGAGTTTGAGCCAAGATAAAAATCGTTTTGAAAAATTGCATATTTTTGTTACAAATAAAATTCAATTAAAATGGAAATTAAGGTAAGAGCATTGGATGCTGCTGAACCAAAAGGCGTTCAGGAATTAGAAAAAGAGTTGCTTGATAAGCACGAGCAAGAGCAACAGGAATTAGAAAGTGCACAGCAGTCTGTGCAAAACGAATCTGAATCAGCACAACATAATGTGCAAAATGAAGATGAGTTAAGTGAAGATAAAGTTCTTTCATATATTGGAAAGCGATACAATAAGCAAATCAATTCATTTGATGAGTTGATGTCTGAGAGGAAAGAGTCCGAAGACTTACCTGAAGATGTAGCGGCTTATTTTAAGTATAAAAAAGAAACAGGTCGTGGTATTGATGACTTTGTCAAGTTAAGAAAGAACTATGACGAAGTAACCCAAGACGATTTACTTAGAGATTACATAGCAGCTACAAATCAAGGATTGGACGCGGACGATGTAGAGGTAATGATGGAAGATTATAGTTATGATGAGAATCTTGACGATGACTCCCACATTAAGAAGGTAAAAATCGCTAAGAAAAAAGCAGTTGCAGAAGCTAAAAAATTCTTTACTGAGCAGCAGGAAAAGTATAAGCTCCCACTTGAGTCAAGGCAGGGGTTTGTTCCTGATGAGGAGAAAGAAGAATACGAGGCTTATAAGCAATATACCAAACAGGCAAAGACCTATCAGGAGGAAGAAAATCGCAGGCGCGATTGGTTTCAGAAGAAGACTGATGATTTGTTTAGCGGAGAATTTAAAGGTTTTGAGTTCGAGCTTAACAATAAGAAAGTCAAATTCACTCCCGGTGACTCTGCTGAATTGAAAAAGATGCAATCTAACCCTGCAAACTTTGTATCAAAGTTTTTGGATGAGAATGGTCTTATCAAGGATGCGGAAGGATATCATAGAGCTTTGTCTATAGCTATGAACCCCGACAAGTTTGCCAAGTTCTTCTACGAACAGGGACTTGCTGATGCTACGGATGATGTTACTAAAAAGATTAAGAACATCAATATGACGGAGCGAAAAGCAGTTCAGGTGACTAATAAGGGTGACTTTCAGGTAAAGGCTGTAAATCCTGATTCAGGCAAAAACCTGAAGATTCGCAGCATAAAAAGAATTTAAAAACTTAAAACAAAAAAACAATGGCTATTTTAGGCACCCCCACTTACGCCCTGCAACCATCAGCGGAGCAGGTTGCGTTAAGTACAAACTACATTACTCAATTCGACTTCTTGAATCAGTATCTGCCTGATACTTATGAGAAAGAATTTGAGCGTTATGGTAACAGAACGGTATCTTCATTCCTCCGTATGGTAGGAGCTGAAATGCCTTCTAACTCAGACCAAATTAAATGGGCTGAACAAGGTCGTTTGCACATTAAGTATGTTAACTGTACTAGTGCTCAGGGAGCAGGTAGCGATACTGCTACTATTGCTGTAGCTGATGCAAATGTTACCTACATTGCAATCCGCGTTGGACAAACCGTATTGATTCAAGGACCTACAGGTCTTTACAACAAAGGTATTGTTACTGCCGTTCCTACTGCAACAACTTTTGATGTTGCTTACTACGAAGGTGGTGGTCAGACTTTTGCCGCAGGTGCTACTTGCTCTGTATTCATCTATGGTTCAGAGTTCAAGAAAGGTACTAACGGAATGGTTGGTTCTTTGGAAGCTGAAGACGATATCTACTCTAACAGCCCAATTATCATCAAAGATAAGTACGCTGTTAATGGTTCTGATATGGCTCAAATCGGTTGGGTTGAAGTGACTACTGAGAACGGAGCTACAGGTTATCTGTGGTATCTGAAATCAGAGCACGAAACTCGTCTGCGTTTTGAAGACTATCTTGAAACCGCTATGATTGAAGCCGTACCTGCTGAAGCTGCTTCAGGTGCTTTGGCCGCAGGATTGAAAGGTTCTGAAGGTATCTTCTACGTAGTAAACAACCGCGGTAACGTATGGGGCGGTGGTACTCCTACAACTTTGGCAGATTGGGATACAATCGTATCTCGTTTGGATAAGCAGGGTGCTATCGAAGAGAACGTAGTGTTCGTAAATCGTGCTATGAGCTTCGATATCGACAACATGCTTGCTACCTTGAATGGTTGGAGTACAACAGGTGCTGCTAACGCTGCTTCTTATGGTTTGTTTGACAATGACGTTAACATGGCCTTGAACCTCGGTTTCAGCGGTTTCCGTCGTGGTTATGACTTCTATAAGTCAGATTGGAAATACCTGAACGACCCTACAATGCGTGGTGGTATGGTTACAGGATCTTTTGCAAATGGTACCGTTACAGGTTTGCTTGTACCTGCAGGTTCTACTTCAGTATACGACCAAATTATGGGTAAGAACGCTAAGCGTCCATTCTTGCACGTAAGATATCGCGCTTCTGAAGCTGAAGACCGCAGATACAAAACTTGGATTACAGGTTCTGCGGGCGGGGCTCAAACTAGCGACCTCGATGCAATGGAAGTCAACTTCCTTTCTGAGCGTTGTGTTTGTACTCTTGGCGCAAACAACTTCGTATTGTTCCGTTACGGTTCATAATCGGTTGGAATATAAAAAAGGGGCGCCCCACATGCGGCGCTCCTTCTTTTTCTTAATTAAATTAAATCTTAAATAAAATGGCACAAAAAAACATATCTACAGATAAGATATACAGGCTTAAAAATGGCAGCCCACTTTCTTTCACTTTAGCATCAAGAAACCACGCGAGATTCCCTCTGCTTTGGTTTGACGAAAAGAACAACGTAAATAAACCTCTCAGATACGCAGTAAACCAAAAGTCCCCATTTGAGGACGAGCAGGATGACAACGTAATCTTAGAGCCTATTGTATTTGAGGACGGACTATTAAGAGTCCCTAGAACCAACCCCGTACTTCAGCAATTCTTGCACTACCACCCACAGAATGGTATTGTTTTCACTGAAATTGACAATGAAAGAGACGCTTCAGAGGAAATAAAAGACATCAATATAGAAGTAGACGCTATGATTGAGGCGAGAAAGCTGACTATAGACCAATTAGAGATTGTCTACAGGGTATTGTTCTCTAGAGACCCATCTACATTAACTACGGCAGAATTAAGGCGTGATATCTTGGTATATGCCAAGAAAGACCCTGAGCACTTTATCAATATAATTGAAGACCCTACATTGAAACATCAATCAAAGGTTAGGGTATTCTTTGATAAGGGACTTTTAATATTAAAGAACAATAGCAAAGAGGTATGGTTTAATACCCATTCAAACAAGAAGAAGATGATGAACATTCCATTTGGTGATGATCCATTCTTTGCGGTAGCCCAATACTTGCAATCTGACGATGGCATAGATTCGCTTAAATTATTGGATAGTTCACTTTAAATATACTGCTGAGAGGAGCCTAAAAAGTTCCTCTCTTTTTTTATATCTTTGTATGAAAAGAAACTGATGATAAATTCAGTAAGAAATACCGTATTGTCAGTATTGAATAAGAACAATTACGGATACATATCTCCATCCGACTTTAATCTGTATGCCTTGCAGGCTCAGATGGAAGTGTACGAAGAGTATTTTAGCAATTATAATAAGATTATAAATAGCGAAAATAATAGGATGTCAGGCACTGATTATGCCGATATTCGCAAGCAAATAATGGAGGTTATAGAGCAATTCTCTGTTACAGATTTCCTGCATCCTTTTGACTACGACAACCCTGATATAAATAGAAATAGATTCTACTTGCCATCGCTTACTACTACAGGCAGCGAGGCATTTATGATTAATAAGATTGTAGGGTATCCAAATGTTACTGTTGTTGGCGTAAACGATAATGTTTTAACTAATTTTCTAATAGATTCTACCGCTTCTTTTGTTGGAGTTGTCAATCAAGGTGATTTTGTAATCAATTGGACAACGCTTCAGTCTGCTATTGTATATACTATAGTTAGTAATACTGACTTAATTATAAGCGCAGATATATTCCAAAATGTGGGCGACGACTATTACATTGTGTCGGCACAACAGTATAAGGAATTGGAGAAGGTGAACCTGTCTAAGATAACTATGTTGAATCTGTCAAATCTGACAGCGCCAAGCAGTTTGTTCCCTGTGTTCACGCAGGAGGACTATTTGATGCAGGCGTATCCTATATCTAGCACATATGTCCTAGGTAAGTTAGGTCAGATTCAGGCGCAGTACTTTAGGTACCCTAAACCACCAAAATGGACATATATTACACTTGCAGGTGGCGAGCCGTCTTTTGACCAATCTCAGCTTGATTATCAAGACTTTGAGGTGCCACAAGAGGATGAGTATAAGATAGCTATGAAGATTCTTCAGTATTGTGGTATATCTATCAGAGAAGCAGAGGTTACTCAGTTTGGTATGGCTCAGGAGCAACACGAACAACCAACATTCAGTCAACAACAATAATAACAGATGGCATATATATCCCAATATCAGTACTATACTAACAATGGCAATACGCCTCAGGATGCGAATTGGGGTTCGTATCAATATGTATCCCTGTATGATATAGTCAACAACTTCATGTTGATGCATACGGGCAACCACTCTCTTATTAATAACGAGGAGAGGTATAAAGTATTGTTTCACGCAAAGAGAGCTGTTCAAGAATTAAATTACGATGCTTTTAAGGAGATAAAGGTTCTTGAGTTATCTGTTGTTGACAACTTAAGATTTGTATTGCCATCCGATTTTGTTAATTGGGTAAGGATTTCTCTTTATAAAGATGGATACCTTAGACCATTGACGGAGAACATTCAAACCCTTTCATCAAACGCATATCTTCAGGACAATAATGGCAACATCTTGTTTGACCAAAATGGGAATATTCTTCAGCCTCAAAATTCAAATATTGATTATGACAGGATTATGAAGACCAAGAAGAGTATTTATCTGAATCAAAACAGCCCATACAATAATCAGTTGGGTTGGTGCGTAGATGGTCTTTGGTATTTTGATTATACGATAGGCACTCCGTTTGGTCTTAATACAGAGACTGCCAACTTTAATCCTACTTTTAATATTGATAAGAAGGCGGGAGTTATTAACTTTGATTCGTCTATGGCGGGAGAGACATGTATTCTTGAGTACATCTCAGATGGAATGGAAAATGGGGACGACTCATTGGTAAGCGTAAATAAGCTATTTGAGAAATATATCTATGCATACATCCTATATGAAATCATAAGTTCAAAATTAGGAGTTCAAGAGTATATTGTAGCTCGTGCAAGAAAAGAGAAAAGTGCTTTGCTGCGTAATGCTAAAATTAGAATCAGTAATATCCATCCCGGTAGACTCTTGATGAATCTGCGTGGCATGGACAAGATTATAAAATAAAATATGGCAGATATTACAAGGAACTTTACGGCAGGTAGAATGAATAAGCTCATAGATGAGAGGCTTGTTCCTGATGGTGAGTATATAGATGCCATGAACATCAGAATGGGCTCTACCGAGCTGTCTGAGGTTGGTGTCATAGAAAACACCAAGGGTAATATCGCATTGACTGCATTGACCTATACAGACGGGACTCCATTGAGTATTGATGCTGTTTGTATTGGTTCTATAGCCGATAGCGCACATGAAACATTGTATTGGTTTGTTCACGACCCAAACTTTCCTGTTGGAGCAACGGGCAAGTTGGATTTGATTGTTTCATACAATGTATTTACAAACATACTAACGTATCACGTAATTAGTATTGACGATGGGAATGGTGCAGTAACAACGCTGAACTTCAATCCAAAGTATTTGATTACGGGAGTCAACTTGATTGAGAATCTTTTATTCTTTACTGATAACTATAATCAACCAAGATTTATAGATATAAGAAATAATTATAGCAATCCTGTTGCTGACGTAGACCAATTCAGCGCAGAGTCTATTTTAGTTATAAAGAAGCCACCTACGCAGTCTCCTACAATACAGCCATTTATAACAGGCGGTCAGCAGAATTATCTTACAGAAAGGTTTATATGCTTTGCCTACAGATATAGATATGCCAATGGAGAGTACTCTGCTACTTCTCAATGGTCTGAGCCATCATTTGTACCAAACCCATTCAACCTCAGCATTAGCAGTGTACTTAATGAGGGTATGGTAAACTTCTGTAACGCTTGTATTGTAACCTACAATTCAGGCGGTCCTCTTGTTGTTGGTGTCGACTTGCTTTTCAAGCAGTCATCAGGTGGTATCATTAAGATTATTGAGAAACTGAACAAGCAGGAGTTAGGATTGTCTGACAATACAGACTATACGTATACATTCACCAATAGTAAGATATTTACTGTTCTGCCTGATTCAGAGATACTTAGATTGTATGACAATGTGCCTAGATTGGCTAAAGCCCAAACTATAATGGGTAACAGGCTGATGTATGGCAACTATGTTGAGGGGTATGATATGATTGACTTAAATGGCGACCCAACAAGATTAACTTATACAACGTCATTAGTATCGCAAGAAATAGGAACGACTAATGTACCTGACTCTACAAGCTCAGGAAACTATAGTATTGATGGTGCGGTTACTGTCGTTGATTCGGTGCTTGAGTTAGATTTGACAGACGCCAATTTGGTACAGGGTTCTGTATTGTCTTTTGATGTCACTCTTACTCACGCTCAGTTTTCAGGGCCTGTTACCCCAACTGATACTACAGCTAACTTCACCGTTAGCTTTGCTTTCTTCTTACCGCAGAACTACGCTTCTGTTTCCGACATGGTAAACAGCGTTCAGTTCCAAGATGCTATCGGTACGAATACAAATACACAGACGGTGTATCCATCGTTTTTATCATGCGATGGTATAACATTCACCGACAACATAAATTGCGTAACGCCAATGACATTGGATACGTATACCAAGTATGACTATGGTGTTACTCCATTGGCTAAGCATATTGTGGCTACTGCTACAGCAGGCAGTCCGATTGTGAAGATTCAGTTTGCTGCGACTAAATATGCAGACACAGCTTCTCCTACAAACTATGCTTTTGAGTATTATAAAGTAGTATCTTCTGAGGCTACATTCCAAGAGATAGCGATGCCAAAGAGTTTGCATAGTAATAGAGACTATGAGATTGGTATCGTTTATATGGACGAGTTTAACAGGTCAAGTACAGCACTTGTAAGCCTTAACAATACCGAGCATATATCATGTAGTCTGTCTAGTTACAAGAACTCTATTCAGGTTACAATACCTACCTCACAGATTGCTCCTTATTGGGCTAAGAGATACAAGTTTGTGATAAAGCCTGACAGAGAGAATTATGAGACCATATATAGCAACTTATTCTTTGAGGACCCCGACAATAATAATGTATATTTTTACTTAGAGGGTGAGAATGCAAGAAAGGTAGAGCAAGGAGATAGATTGATTGTTAAGTCAGATAGTAATGGTCCTGTATTTAATTGCGCATACGCTACGGTTCTTGAGAAAGAAACAAAAGCAGAAGGTTTTATAACTCCTCTATCAGGCTCAACTCCTCCCGCAGGAGTTTATATGAAGATTATTCCTAGCGAGTTTGCTGCTATAGAAGACCCTAATGCAATAATAGCTCCCGGTACTATACAAGTAGATGAGAATACGCCCAATGAGTGGCCATATATGGACTACCCAATGAACATTGAGGACCCATCTACACCGGGTATGTATATAGACTATACTATACCTGCGGGCAGTAGGATAAAGCTATATATTAAATTCCAAAGAACAGGAACAGGTGGCGGTGCAGGACTTTGTGAAAAGAGAGTATATATACTAAATACTGTATTGGTTTCTTCTGCCAACTACGATAATATGGCCGATTGGTTTATCGGAGATAATGTAGAGTTGATATTAAACACAGGAGTTCAGGATGTTGGTGGCGGAGGATGTCCCATAAATAATACTTTTTATGGTGTACAAACTATTCCATCTGCTACATTCGGTCCTGTTACAGGTGAATTGTGTAATAATCATTTTTTCTTTAGAAGAAGTTCAGTCACAAATAGATTGGTTCTTACCATTACGGGTACCGAAAGATGCCCGGGATGGACAGCTCCTCCTAGAAGAAGATCAAGTATAATAACAGACATTGAGGTATTCAGAGCGGAAGGTGCTTTCATATTTGAGACAGAGCCTTCAGATGCTTTGCCTGATATATTCTACGAGAACAATCTTTCTTTTGAAATAGATAGCAATGGTCAGCATATGGGTAATGTACAGGACCAAAACTTTGGTCTTAACCAACCTGCTATAGTTGACACTAACTTTTTCAACTGCTTTGCTTTTGGTAACGGAGCAGAGAGTTATAAGATAAGAGACTCTATCGTAGGAAAACCATTGAGCTTGGGACTCAGAGTTACTTCAGTATCCGCTCAGGATTACAAGGAAGCCAATAGATTTGCGGATATCACATATAGTGGTATATACAACCCTGAGACCAATTTTAACAAGCTAAATGAGTTTAATCTTGGTCTGCTTGACTATAAGAACTTAGAGGTTTCTTTTGGACCGATATACGTATTGGACGGGAGAGAGACTGACGTATTAGTATTGCAGGAAGACAAGATATCGTATGTATTGGCGGGGAAAAACTTGTTATCAGATTCTGCGGCAGGCGGTGCAATCACATCAGTACCTGAGGTGTTGGGTACGCAAATAGCGAGAACTGAGAAGTATGGCATCAGCTTTAACCCTGAGAGTTATGTTCAGTGGGGATACGACAGGTACTTTACTGATGCTAAAAGAGGGGCCGTCATTCAGTTGGTTGGCAACTCATACTCTAACGAGCAGATAAAGGTGGTATCGGAACAGGGTATGCGTACTTGGTTTAGAGATGTGTTTAATGCGTCATTTAATACACAGAAACTAGGGGGCTTTGACCCTTATATGAACGAATATGTGCTTTGCGCTACAGATAGAGACTTGCCTGTAGATGACCAATGTTTGGAGTGTGGGGTGTCTCAGGTGTTTACATTGGCTAATGGCGGACCTAAGATGGAGTATTGTGTAGACTTGGGCCCATTGGTTGGAGACTCTACTATAACTTGGAATGTAATAAGCATAGACCCCGGTGCTAACTTTAGTTTTGATATAACTTATAATGGTACTACTGTTTCTACGCCGACTACTTCTTCTAGTGGTTCATTTACATTTACAAAAGACTTTAATTATGTAGAGATTGCTGATATTGGTATTTCATACACGGGGTCTGTTGTTTTAGATGTAACCGTAAGTTGTCCTGACCCTCAAGAGATGACAATCGTTCAGATTGTACTTACTAGAGATGCTGATTCAGGAGATACCATACATGCCGAATACTTTTATGCGGCAGGTACATATGTGTCACCAACGCAATCAAATTTGGTTCTTTTTGCTAGCGGCACATCCAATCCTTTGGTGTCTGCGTACAATATGTTTACAGGGTATGCGGGTGCAGGTGGATTCCCTCCTGATGGAGCTACAGTTCAAATACAAACCAATAAGATTGGATTTGATACATATAATTTTGACATATTAAGCAATAAGCTGAGATACTATAGAAGTGGTACGCTATATACAAATACTCCTTCTAACATGAGTACTTTGCTTGCGTTGTCTACAGAATCAACTCCTATATTAGGCGGTCCAAATACGTATTACTCTGTATTTGCTGTTCCTCCTTCAACGTCAGGTCAATATCTTTATTTGATATATGACCTTAGAAGCTCTGTTTCATCAGAGTTGTGTTACCACCCCAATAGCATTGACGAAGTTTGTTGTAATTGCGCAGATTGTTTACCTGAAGATTGTGCTACTTATAATGTTACAGCTCCTGCGGGCGGAGGAGATGTGGAGATATTATTTAATAATGGGTTATGCGGAGAAGTTACTCCTTATACACTTAACGTATTGGACGGAGAAACTATTCAACTTTGCGTGAACAACAAAACGTATGAAATAATTGAAGGTTCGCCAATTATACAGGCGTTGTCTTGCGACTGCACTCCATGCGAAGAGTCATGTTGGACTTTTGCAATAGAGGGAATAGTAGGTGCTAGCGTTTGGATTGACTACATTGATTGTTTTAGTGGAGAGAAAGTGATAAAACAATTCACTGCAAGTTCAAGTATATGTACTCCGATAGGATTGTATCCTATTTTATATGATGGATTTTGCAATATAATATTGTTTAACGACTGCGGATGCTGTACAGATTCTACATGCTACACTTGGTACTTTACAAACAATAGTGCAACGGAAAGCGCTTCAATAAATTACACGGATTGTTCAGGCGCTCCTGCCACTGTGAATCTGCTTGGAGGCGCTAACTTTACTGTGTGCGGAACTCCTGAATACCCTGAGGTGACTTCGGGTAGTGTAACAATAACCTTTGAATGCTATTGTATAGTTTAATTATATGCCAATACCACAAACATACTACCTTAATGGTAACGACTTGCAGTCGTCGACTGCTGTATTTTTAGATGCCGCATTGACAATATGTGCTCCTGATGGATATTACTCTGACGGGACTGTGACAAGAAAGCAAATTTCTTGTGTTTTATCTACGGAATCTACGTGCCCATCGTGTTGCCACGACACATGCTCTCTTTGGAACTTCAAAAGTATCGTAGGTGCGTTCACGGTGAGTTATACCGAATGCTCGACAGGAGATGTTATTGAGGTGACATATCCTGACCCGACAGACGTGGATATTTGTGTGGTATATGGTACAACACCGACATTAGTATCAGGAGATGCTGACTTGACGCTTAAGAAAGAGTGCGGATGCTGCTTGACAACCTGCTCATCTTGGCAGCTTCAATCTTACGTGGGGTCTCCCGCTTCTTTTTTCTATAAAGACTGCGATGGTAATCCTGTAACGATATCTATAATCGAAAACGATTCTACAACTGTATGTGCTATAGACGGATACAGGCCTGAATTGATTGCAGGTGTAGGTACAGTATCTTTGTTTTCTTGTGAATGCTAAAAAAATATAAATGAGTTATACACTGACATATAGTAATGCTGTTGAGGGGTGGCCCTCGTTCTATTCATATTATCCTGATTGGATTATAGGGATGAATAACTACTTGTACACATTTAAAGGTGGCGACCTGTACAAGCACAATGTAAATAATACTAGGAACACATTCTATGAGCAGTGGTGGACTAAGTATGGCTCTCCAAGTAATGCATTTACACCTAGCAGGATAAAGAGTGTTATGAACGCCTCTGCATTGGATAATAAGCTATTTAAGACCATTACACTGCAAGGAGACAGCGTTTGGAGCGGAACATTTACAACTGATTTGCAATCATCAGGATTCATTCAGTCAAATTGGTTTGAGAAGAAGGAGCAGGCTTATTTTGCGTTCATACGAAACCAAGATGTGGGTGTGGCGGGATATGCCCTGAGGAGTCTGAATGGTATAGGCAATACGCTTACCGTTACAGGTGGTGGCACTGAGTTGAATTTCTCTATCAATCCGCTTATTGCGATAGGTGGTATCGTAAGCATTGGGGACTACATATATTTCGCTGTACCTCCTACTTACAACGTCACTTACTTGGCAGGTAAGGTGACCAATATCATACAGAACTACCCATTAGGTACCAATCAGATAGTAATAGATACAAGTATCTCAGGGACAACGCCTATACCGGGGAATGTGGTGTACATATTCTACATTAAGAACTCAGTAGCAGAGTCTCATGGCGTACTTGGTCACTATTGCGTTTTTGAGATGGAGAACAGCAGTTCTAGTAAGATAGAATTGTTTGCGGTCGAGTCAAACGTGATGAAAAGTTTTCCTTAAATTTGTAATATAAAACATAAACAAATGCAAGAAGCATTTTTGCCATTTTTATCAGCAGCGGTTTCTATTGGAGGAGCGGCTATGTCATTTTTTCAAGCTTCAAAACAAAGTAGATTAATGTCAGAAGCAGAAACTGCTGCGGCAGAGGCTATGGCTCAGGCTCGTAAGGACTTGGGTAAGAATTTCTATGCGGGATTGTCTATACAAAAAGAGCCATATGAGCTTCAAAGAGAGGCTATGATGGGTACGGCAGCTCAGGCTATTGAGGCAGGTAGAGAAAGTGAAAGGGGTACTGCTGCTACAGCAGGAAGGATATATGAAGCTGCGCAACAAGGGCAAGGCGACATAAGAACTCAGATGGGGCAAGAGTTGATGGGATTAGAGAAGTTGACGGCTCAAGAAGAGAGCAGACTTCGTGATATAAATGCTAATATAAGTTTACAGGAAGCTCAAGGTTATCAACAGATGGCTGCTGACGCTCAAGAGGCTTCGGCCAAATCAATTCAACAAGGATTCGGTGCGCTTCAGACAGGCATACAACAAGGCATTCAAATGATACCATTGTACCCTAAAAAGGGGGAGAAGAAAACAACACCTACTACCGATACAAATAATTTTGTTATGCAGAACAGACAAAATCAACCTGCATATGACCCATTTGGAGTAGGTACACTTGGAAGTTCTAATCAAGGTGGTATGTTGGCTCAACCATTTTACACATACCCTGCCAATCAGTACAGTTCAAATCCGTTGTCGCCAAATCAACCACCATACAATCCATTGACTCCAAACATGCCATCATACGCATCAAGTTTCTATAACCCATTTAATATAGGAAGATAACCATGCCAATAGGATATAAATACGCAGAGCGTTCAGCGGACAATTATGTGAATTGGGCCAAGATTGGTACCGATATGTCTACAATGCTTGCCGATGAGAATAAGGCAAGAGAAGATAAGAAAGAAGCGTATAATCAGGCTACGAGAAAAGTGCTTAATGATTTGGCAAATGCGCCTATGGGCGAGAACCAAGATGCAAATGGTGTTTTGGCAAAGGCATCTAGAGATTTGACTGAATATGTAAAGATGCAGGACAAGTTGTTTAAGGCAGGAAAGCTGAAGGAGATGGATTATGTGCATACTAGACAAAACGTCTCTGATGGATACAATAATCTTTTTGGCTTAGCTAAAGAACTTCAAGCTGATTATTCATCAAAGATGGAGAGATACAGGAAAGGAGATTCGTCCATTTCTGAAGCTGATGTTATGGCCATGATTGAATCATTGGGCAACATAGCCGACAGTCAGATATATATCAACCCGATGAATGGAATGGTGAGCGTGGCAAAAACAAAGAAAGAGGTTATTAATGGCAAGGAGGTTACTACAATGGATAACGACCCGAGCAAGATGTTTGCCGTTAATGAGCTTAGGAACTATATAAAGCAAAAGTTTGACAAGTTTAACTTAGGTGTTGTTGATGCTGACGTAAAGACTGTAGGAAAGAAAACTATGTCTATACTTACTCAGGGAACATTGACAAAAATTGGTTCTGTATTGTCTATAAACGACCCTGTTGTAATGTCAAAGTTGAATACTGACCCCGAGAAGAAACAAGTCACAGATTTTAAGAAATATGTGACAGACTTGGCAAATGTTCGTGTAGAAGGAAATCCATTTAATGCTCAGTCGATACTCAGGGATTTTGTTGGCTCTAACCCTGCTACAAATAAACCTTACGAGGTTAAACTTACCAATAAGTTTGACGCTGCTGAGGCTGCCAAGAACCCTAACGTAATTTACCTTCAAAAGCAGAGTAACGGCTCTCTTATGCCTGTCTTATCTGACGAGCAGAAGAAAGTAGCTAGAGACTTTATTGAAGAAAGAATCTACGCAGGTGTAGACCAAGAACAGAAGATACAGGCTACGGCATATAGACCGCAACCACAACAGCAAACTCAAGTTGGATACCAAAAAGAAATTGACATAAAAGATGCTCGAAACTTAGCTAAAAATATAGCTAATTTGCTTACGGGTAATGAATCTGAGGTGAAAAACTCAGCGGGATATTTTAAATTGGGAGATAGGCCTTCTTATGTTGAAAAAGAAAAACAAATAATTACTATATATGACAAAGCAGGAAATCCTATTGAATTTAATCCATCATCTGAAAGGCAAAGAAAAGATGCAGTAAGAAGAATGGTTAGGGGTCTTAATACAATGGGATTAAATGAAGATGATGTAGTTAATTTCGCAATGGATGAAATAGGCAATAAACCATTCACAGAGTCTTCTAAAAAAGTAGGATACCCATACGAGGCTCCTGCGGTTGTACAAGAAGGTTTGCAAGATGCTATATCAACATTGCCTACTGATTTATTCAATGAAGAGCAAGGATATGTTGCTACTGAAATAAATAAGGCGTTGGGTAAATACGGAGTAACAGCTAAAGCTATAGGAACGGGAACAGATGATATCGTTAGAGTTAGATACAAGGACGCAAAAGGTAAACCTATGAAAGTAGATTTATTAGCTGATAGATATGGAGGAGATGCCTCTGCCGAAAGAATAAGTATATTAATGAATGCATTAATTCCTGCTCCATAAAATATAAATAAATGAACGAGAATCAATTACAAGAGCTTTACAACAGAATATCTGCTGCTGATGCTACATACAGCAAGAGATACACATTTGACCAATTCAAGACCAATATGCAGGACCAAGCATATGTTGGTAAACTTAGTAGTTGGGCATCAAGCAGAGGTATTGATATACCAACAGAACAACCACCTGTTCAGCAACCACCCGTACAGCAACGCCCTGTTGCTAACGCATACAATGCCGAGGACCTTTTAAAAAAAAAGTCCATTCAATCGGTTTCGTCATCGGACCAATCTTCATCGGCATCAACATCAGAACAAAATGAAGAGGAGCCTAAGCCATTATACAATGTAGACTCTAAAAGATACGAGACTAAACTACCTCAGCAAAAAGAGCAAGAGTTTCAAAAATGGCTTGATTCGCAAGTTAAATTGGGCAGAATATCCCAAGGCGACTATGATTTTTATAAAAGAAATGGATATGGGTATAACTACGACTTTAGAGCTGCGTTTTTAAATAAAGATTCAGGAGGAATAAGTCCCGTAGATAATCAATGGCATTGGAGCGATTATGGTAAAAAACCAAATCACCCTACATTTTCAGTTGAGTCCGTCTATAATATGAGGGATGGGTTGCAAGGCGGTGTTTGGGGAGGAAAAGAAGGAGAAGATTTTATGGCTCCTTTTAAGCCGCAACCTGCCGTAAGCGAAGGCACACGGGCAGGCGTACCCCCAATCCAACAACAACAAAAAGTACAACAACAGATACAACAAAGAGAGCAGAAGCGTAATCTGCCTCAATTTGTCACTGAGCAAGTTGAAGGCGTTACGCCTGAATTGATGTCTAAGGAAGAGGAGTTTGTTGTGCCTCAGCTTAACTACAAGTTTGGCCCTCTTGGTTTCAAGTTTGAAGAGTCAGGTATAACCAACAACGTGACTGTTACAGCGCCAAACGGCAAAAAGAAAGACATACCAATCCCAACAAATTTATACCAAGACTTGACAACAGGGAACCCTGTACTTAGTGTATTAGGAAAGTTGTTTGGTTATGAAGAAGGACTTGAAAAGGAAGGTGCAGAGCCTGCCTCTGAACTGAAGATGTTCATCAGAGAGAACGCACAAAATATCAAAGACTTGGCTAAGTACGAGTCGATGTACAGAGGAGAGAAAGTCAAGTACGAAACAACAAAGCAAGCGGAAGATTCAATAAAATCAGCTTCTGACGAATACAATGCTATAAATGCAAAAATAAACTCTTATTCAAAAGAGTCTGCAATGGCAGACAAAATGTTTGAGGAACTAAATAAAGTACCCGAAGACCAAAGGGACGATGCGTACAATAAAAGATATGACGAAGCTATTGATATGAAACAGAGAGCAATAGCAAACGCCAACTCTATAGATGCTGACAGGTACTATGCATCTTCAGTAAAGTATAAGGATGTAGAAAAGTCAGTTGGTGATTACTTCATGATGAAAAGCGAGCAAGGCACATGGATAGGCGCATTGACTAGAGGCGAATTAAGAGGCACAGGAAGCCTGTTGGCAGGTGCTGTTGACCTAGGAGTAATGGCGGGTAATGTGGCTATGTATCCATATATGGCAGGTCAGCCTGAGATGGTAAGACAGAGAGACGAATTGAGAAGGGGCATAATTAATTTCTTCGTAGATAACTTTGGCGACAAGTCAACGACAGAACAGTGGACTGCTGCCATGAGCGAAAAGAATGTTGCCAATGCTGCTGTGTTGGGATTGGGTAGTATGGCCCCCGCATTAGCGGCAGGGGCCATCGCAGGTCCTATAGCAGGAGGTGCTGTGTTTGCTGCTCAGGGATATAACGATACTATGATTGAGGCAGAAGATGCAGGAATCCCTCCCGGTGAAAGAGAATTAGTTGCTGTGCCTGTTGGTATAACAATGGGCGTTGTAAGTGAGCTTGGCCTTGGCAAGGTTCCCGGTGTGAAGCAGTTTGCAAACAGAGTGACGGCTAAAGCGATGGGTGCCTTAGGGGCTGACTTTACAGCCACTACATTTAGGAACTTTGTACAAAACGAAGTTAAGAGTAGAATCGCAAGAGGTGCTCTTGTGGCAGGTAAAGGTTTTGTGCATGGTTTTGAAACGGGTGTAAAGATGGAGGCGGGTACAATTGGTATAAAGGAATTGTACAATCAAGTAAAAGACAGAAAGGATGAAGGCGGAAACTACATGAAGTCTTTCAATACTCCCGAAAGCATCGGGGACTTCTTTTCTCATTTAGTTGAATCGGGAATATCAATGGGTATAGGCGGAACTATATTGGCTTCCCCTGAGGTGTTGAAGTCAGCCGCAGCCAAAAACAACTTCAATGGAATAAGCGACTCGCATTTAGAGATGTTTGACCTTATGAGTAAGGACGATATGTTCAACTCATTGACTACACTCAAGGTAAAACAGGATATTATAGACGGAAAGATAACAAAAGAACAGGGAGAGTTGCAGTTAAGGTCCTATCAGGAGTTGGCTTCACTAATGAAGTCGCTGCCTGATGGTCTTACAAATGCGCAGAAGAGAAAATCTCTTGGGCTCCTTCAAGAGAAGGTGTTGTTGAAAAGTCAGATTGAAAAAGGCGACCCTGCTCTTACAAAGAAGCAGAGAGATAGAGTTACCGAAATAGATAACTTCTTGGGGCAGATATCAGAAGGGAAGTACTCAGAGGTGTCTGAGATTAAGCCTGAAGATGTAAAGGTTACCATCGGAGACAAGGTGATGTGGAACCCTGACGCTGCAAAAGAGATGGAGCAGTGGGACGTGGCAGAGGTAAAAGATGATAGTGTCATCCTAACTAAGGGTGAGGAGACGCAGACAATACCATTAAAAGAATTACAACAACATATAACTGATACATATGCCGTTCAAAAACCTACAACAAATGAAAGCGTGTTACGCGCA